ATTCCCTGATGTTTTCTTTATCTTTGACCAGCCACCATTTGTTTTAACTAATAAGTTATCAAGTTCCTGATCTATTTTAGCTAGGTGATCCCTATCGATTACCAGACGATTATTAGTAGCTTTAGATCCGCCCTTAAATTGGAAATATGTTCCAACTAATTGCGTCCCGCCAGTCTCATCTATTTCAACTGAAGAGTATTGAGCAGATGGTGAGGTAAACTTTAATTTATGTAAACTATCAAAGTCACCAGCCGCTGCACATTTAATGAATACGTATTCATCATATGCATAAGCAGTAACAGTACGATTACGTAGTGAATTAAAGCAACCTGCAATTGCAGTTGCAACCTCATTGGCTAGCCCGACTGGATTAAAATAAAATACGTCATGTCCAACAATATTCTCATAATCATTATATGCATAATATTCTCCAGGATTAAGAGTTAAGCTATAACCAGTAGCCGCAGTAAAGTAATCATATTTGCCTACAGTATCTACATTTGTTCCATTTGGATGATAAAATTTAATCTCATCTAAGTTACTTAGATTTGTCTTAACTTTAATAACACCATATGAAAAACCCGCTGAATTACTGCCAAATCCTTTGTCCTGTAAAAATAAGTTATTCGACGGACCGAAGAAATTAGCAACATCCACATTAGTGTTACTTAAAACCATCTTACCTACTCCTATATCCTTTGCCGCAGAACCAGTAACACTAGCGGTAACTGTAGAGTTTAGGTAAGTAAATTGAGTATCTGAAATCTTTGTAATAAAATAACTTCCAGTTAATCCAGTAACGCTACTTGTAATAATTATTAAATCATCAGTTGCGTATCCATGTGGAGTAACTGAAGTTACAGTAACGGTTGTACCACCGCCAATTAGGTCTACTGAAAGGTCAGCCGACAAGTCAACCGAATATGGCTGCTCAAGCTTTGGTAGATAAAGACGATTGTCTTTATCAGTAAGGTAGTTAAAATATAGAGTTTCTGAATCTGAGAAAATATCTTCAAATTCAGTCATGTTAAAATTAAGATTCTTATATGGAACGACTACTCCATCTGTATTAGTTTGAGTTAGTGTCGTTTCTTCTGATTCAAGATACGGTCTTCTTAAACGAGGTGTATTTAACCAGATTGCACGTTCATTATACATTCTTTCAAGGTCAATATCTAACTCAGAAAGTTCAATTGAATTAACGTATAATCCTAAGTATCGGTTAAAATCATAATTCTCAGAAGTATCATCATTGAAAATAAATTCTAAGTTTAAGATATTTGGAAAGATAACTCCATTCCTTTCAAATCCCTTAGTTATGTTTTCTTCAAAAAACTTTAGAGGAGTTGAGCTTTTATATTGAGAATAGAGTAATTCACCGCGATTACCTAAAGTTCCAGAATTAACAACAATACCATTCCATGTAGTAAATTCATCCTCTTCAAAAGAAACAGTAAGTGGACTAATTGGAAAATTTTTGTTGTTTAAGTAATCACGAATAAATTTTCCTGGCTTAGAGTTTTCGCTTAGGTCAAACGTCTTGATAATTGATGCGTCCTTAAATAATCCAATTAAGTAATCTGCTCGGCTTTGACCATTTTCAAAATTACTTTTAGATATATTGATTGGATCGTTTAATGGATCCTTGATTTTTAGGATAACAAAATACTTAGGAATCTCTTTTTTAAGATATAATGGAGCAAAATAAGAAAGACGCTCGTCATACTTGTTAGAAGGAAAATATTTGACTCCGCTAAAATAATTAGAAAAATCATATTGATCTTTGTAATCCTTTGAGGTTTTTGTTGCATCTACACCTTCAGTAAGACCAAATATAATTTCATTTGGAGTTTCGCCGTTCTTAAAAAATTGATATACGTTTGCCGCAAGGGATTGAGTAATATCGATTGGAAATCTAGAATAGTCGTCCTTTGCTAATTCTAAATTTGCCTTAATTGAATCTAACCACATGTCGCCAGCTTCATTAAGAGTTAGTTTGATATTGCCAGTTAGCTTAGGATTTGTCCTAACTAATTGAAAGCTTGACTCGGGTGATAGAGTTTTAGTGTATTGTAAATCTGTTGCCATCTATTTAGAATGTGCTAATTTTTCCTTTTCCTTGAACTAATGGTGCATCTAATGAAGTTTCTTTAGTATACTGAGCGCTTATTTCAAGATCAAAAGAAAAAGGCACATCATTCTTAACATTGATGTCGATTCCAATTTTTTTCTGATATTTAACATTATTTAGTGCACCAGCTTGTCTAAATCCTCCGACGTATCCTAACTTGTCTGAACATCTAAATTGAAATAGTACTGGAATATTATAAGTATTCTCTGTACCATATTTAATTTGCTTAGATGATGTTGCTGGGAAATTTCCTTGAACTGAGATCGTATTATATTCTTGTGGAAATAAGTATAAGTATGCACCGCACGTATATTTACCAATTAAATATTCATCGTTTGGCTTGAATCCTAATTTAACAGGATAGTGTGATTCATTTCTAGCAGTAGTTGTACTTGGCGTACTCGGTGTAATTCGAGATGCTTGTTTGTAATATTTTACCCCGTATACATTTGTATCCTCCTGCACGGTTGTTTCAAAGTGTAGTGCATGAGAAAATGGTAAATATTGTTGAGGTGCAGTAGCATCAACGGTAGGTGGAACTGCAGCGGCAAATGTTGGTCTAAATATTGAACGTATATTCGCAACTGAGTAGGTGTAACTGGCACCACATAGAGTTTTGATACTAGGGTGATCTTTACTAATACAGAATTCTGTTAATTTTCCGCCACCGACTCCATTTGAGCTAGAATCAGTTGTTCCGTTCCACACTTTAGTATTTGCTGAACCATATGTCGCACCCTGTGGGTCAAATGGTAAATAGTGTGCCCCGTTTGCTGGCACATTTGCAATAGTATTAATTGTGTTACCTAACCATGTATAACCGCTAGCATAATAACCAGCGGCAATATATCCAGTTGCTGGATAAGATGGGGTAGTTGAACCATTATTTGTATCAGCATAGAGCTCTTCTGAAAGTCCGTAATTTTTAATACGACTTGTAAGATATTGACTCTTTACTTGTCCAGATTGTGCGCTTGCAGCTTGTTTAAAATTACCAATAATTGGTGTTGCATTTTTATTTACACCAATTGGTACAATATCGTAACGACGATTTACGTGATAATCTGAAGTTAAGTATCCATTCGGATCAGTGGCAATCGGATTACCTAGCGAATCTACACCAAGCGAAAGCTCATCAACTCCACCAAATAAGAATGAAATAAGTTCAAGCGTACTGGCTGATGTATTTTGAATTGAAATTACATATTGTTTTGTAACAATTCTACCTTCGTTATAAACAGTGGTTCCGCCAGTAGTGTCCTTAATTAAGTCTCTATAATAACCAGCAAATAGGTTAATTGTATCACCATTTGCAACCTCAGTAGTGTTTCCGTCTGGGTCAATGATACTAAGCTTAATAACTCCATTGTCAGATGCGATTGCTTGTTGTAAACTTTCCACGGTAGATCTTAACGCTTTAATCTGCTCGTACATATTAATTACGTTGCCTTGATCCGTAAAGAATCCACTTGAAATATCCTCAGCCGTATGTGCAAAGAACTTTTCACCAGTTGTAAATTGATGTGCTAAGTGAGTATCTAATCCTCTAGCAATTAAACTCCTTTCGAAATCGATTTTAGTCTTATCTGCAAATGCTCTTTGTGTAATAACTGTAGATTCTTCCTCAGAAGAAATATTTTCTGGGAAAGGTATTTGCACTGAATTTGACCATGCAGATTCAGCAGCATTATCAGGCCATCCAGCTTCAGATAGGGATTTTACTTGTATTTCTACAATTTCACCTTTACGGATTGTAATATCTAATTGATTAGAATTTACAACTTCCGAATCAGCAACATTTTCCGTATCCCAAACATATAAACCGGTTGTTGGATCTAATGATTTAGTACGCGGCTTGCCTAATACTTCTTTCCATGGTGAAAATGAAGCAGATCTCTGTGTTCCATCTTCATCTACAAACGTTTGTTGTTGAGCAGTAGGCTGATTTCCAGATTGACTTAAATATCTGTAACGATACTTAAATTGAACTATGTTTTGTTCACCATATACTGTTTTAACTGGACTAGGAATTTGCCAAAATCCTCGAACTGCATATTTTTTAGGTACAACAAATTGAGGAGTAGTGGAAATCTGTAGAGTAAGGTTAGTAACAACAGTCGATAAGCTAACTGTTTTTTCATCTCTATTTTTTTGAACTTCAGTTAATTGTTTTTTAAGTCTTTTTACCTCAGGCTCAGACTTAGCAGTAGTAGTAATCGTTGACTTAATGTCATCGATCTTTTTATTCAACTCTTGAATTTCTTTTTCAGTAGTTGCTTTTTCTTTTATTGTGTTTTGAACTTGGGTGACATTCTTATCGTCCTGTATGTGTTGATCTACTTGAATAACACTAAAGTTTGCAGTAGATAAGGTAGGAGCAGTAGGCGTACTTGCAACAATCGCAGGTAGTTTACGCTCTTTTGCCATATTTAATAGAATTAAACCAAAATCAGAAACAAAATTTGTATAATAATTTTCTAAAGTAGCAGTAGTGTTATCTGGTAATGGAATAGTAAGATCATTTGTATAAACTGCAACTCCAGTTGAATAGTCATCAACTGTTAAGTTTTTGGCTTTACTAATAGGTTTAATAAAAAGGATTTGACGCTCATTGAAACCTACATTAATTTGTAATTTAGGCTCACGATAAGGAACTGGTTTTATTTTAAGAATGCTTGCACCAATTGTAATTGGATCAATTCCAAAAATTCTTTCTAATACGACTTCAGTATTTGTTTTGTCAACTGTTGTTACTTTATATTCAGAATCATTTGAAGTAATTAAGGTATCTCCCTCAGCTAGGATTCTAGTATTTTTTACACCAGAAAGAACGTCAGTATAGTTTAAGCTGCTTAATTTATAACGACGTCTAACTACAGTAACAGTTTGATTTGTTAAAGTTTGAGCTACTTCTTCTTCAAGAATACGCAATACATCGAATGATCCTTTATATCGGTTGATTGCAGTTTGAACATCGACGATATTATCGTCTTCAAAATAGTCAATTGAATTATCATCAAGGTCAAGTTTTAATGCCTCTAATGAAATATCATTTCTGTTTTTGTAATTGTTATCAAAGAAGGTAGCAATATCATCGTTATTTACTGAGTTTACAATTAGTCTCTTTACTACGAAACTATCAATATCATCAGTTAAAACTCCTGAAATATCTAAGTTTACATAAAGTAATGGGTTTAAAAATGATTCAAAGAACCAGTTGTTCTTAACTCCAAATTCAGTAGGTAAGGTGAACGAAGCAGTTGAAATGCTCTCTAATTCTTGTAATAATTGTGATGTTTTCTTTAATTCAAATTTACGAACGTCTCCATTCGCAGATTTAATTCCAATAACATCGCTATTTGTTGAAAGTAAAGTTTCAAATCGAGTATTAATATCTTCGATTTTTCCTTTTAAATATCCAAAAGATGGAACGTTAATGGAATACTTTGAGCCATCACTATTTGTTTGGCTAACATTTACATTTTCTGACTTTGATTCAAGTACGTTTTCTAAGCTATACAAAAAAGAGTTCATGTTGTCGATATCAACAACAAGTCTTTTTAAAACGTCTGATAATGTGTGTTTAACTTCCATTTAATTTTTATCTTATTTTATCGATTCTAAAAGTAAGTAGAGTTTCATCAATACATACAATATCGAATATTGGTTTATTTAGTGATGGAAGAAAATCTAAGTCGTTTAGTACGGCAATATTTACTCCATACACTCCAGTATTCTTTTTATTTAAAGCATCAGTATAAATTTTTACGTTATATACGTCTGCAACTAGTTCGTCATCAAATACTAATCTTACAACTTGACCTTTTTTCCAAGCAATAGTTGTATCATTTATAAATATCTCCAAGTCTCTAACTAATACTGTTTGTACTCCACTATTTTGGTGAACAAAGTAGTTAGTGAAATTTGATAATTCCAATACGTTATTTGTAAAGATATTAGTAATAGAATTGGGTGCGATGTTGTATTGTTGATTAGTATTTACTACTCTAATACGATTAGGAGTTCTACGATCAATTGAAATACCTTCGCCTGGACGAACCGTATCTAAGTCATATGACACGGTGATGTTTGAATCACCATTAATAATATCGTCAACTTTTTGGTTTACGTTAGTTATCATCTGCACAACAGCATTTGTGTTATCAAATAATGCAGTACTTGCAGCAACCGACGTTTCCAAATTAGTTACTCTAATTTTTAATTCGTTTTGATCTTCAGTATTAATTAATAAGTCCTTTAGACCTTCTACGTCTTGGCGAAGCTGTTCAAGATCTAATAACTTATCATTGTATCGTTGTTGTAACTGTTTGAATTGAGTTAAAACATCAGTAAATAATTCTAATGAAAAAGTAGAGTAGTCATTTATTGATTTTTCAACAATAACATTCTCAATTGACGTATCTAATTTAAGGTTCATCTTAAATGAGAACGCGTTTCCATTGATTTTATTTAAAGGATCTGGCTTGAATTTTTGAATTACTGGAATTTGATATTCAAGTCCACTCTGTTGTATTTTATCTAGGAAAAGGACACCATATAGATTTGTTCTAAAATCGACAGGTAGTCCATTTGTATCTAGGTTATTAGGATCGTATGTATCATAATAAATTAGAACAGCATTAAATTCAAAGTCGCGGTTTGCAACATAATCGTTAAACTGTGCAAATACTTTTATTTCTGGATTTTCAGAAGCTAATTTATAATTTGCAAGATCAAAATCTAGAGAGATTCCATCAAGTTTAGATCTTAAATATTCTACTGTAAATAAACCAGATTGCTTTGAAATTACTTGATCTGCTGCAATATTAAATACACTGTCTGTATAGTATGCATTACGAATAGTTTGGGTAAACCAGTTTCCTGGAGCATAAGTATCAGGAATAGTATTTTTGATTTGTGCAAAAACAGTAGAGTCATCTAAATCGTAAAATGCTTTCATTGAAAGTCCAAACGGGTGAGTCTCATTGTATTTTCTTCCAGCTAGATATTCGATATTTAGAGGGTCTGCTGCATTGTTTGCAACTGTCATGTTCTCATAATAGTTATAATCGCTAACTGACTTAAATAATACGTGTGGTGTAGTACCAACGTTAGTTGGAACATGGATATAAATTTCAGTGTAAGAATTGTCTTTTGATTTTAAGGAGTTTACTACATCGATATCACCAATGTATTTTACTACTCGTTTATAAGTAGAACTAGTTTCTGTTTTTTCTACGAATCTAGGAGTGGTTCCTAAAACTGCAGTATTTTTCTCTAGGGCATTTGCATCCTGAAATCTGATTGCTCCGAGCTCTTTTACCCACTTCCAAAAAACACGCTCAGATATCGTTAATTTTTCGTCTCTTTTATATTGTGGACGATTTAAAAGTAACGCTTCAAAGTTTAATGCGTAATTTTGAAAGCTTTGTGCAAGATTTACGTTATTGTCTGGATTTAAACCATCAATTAGCGGTGTTTCTCCTTGAGCTAAAAACTGAATTTTATTATCAGTAGCTAATGTGTTTGGAGTACCTATTTCCGGAATACGAAGAAGAGCAAATTTTGAAAAGCGCACTGCATTCTCACTATTACTTAAAGTAATATTGATGTCTTCTAGCGCACTCTGAAAGTTGTAGAAAATACCCTTTTTGTCTTGTACTGGTTTAATTAATGGAGTAACTGCCATTTAACTTTTATATTTTTTATAAATTAAAAGAATTCCATTCCAACTGAACTTGTAATAATTAGTCGGTCGTCTGTATTTTCATCAAGAATATAGAGAAGAGATAAATTATTGCCATAGTAAGAAACAACGTTGTTACCTACGGTTAAGCTAGCTGGATTGATTCCGATATCGTATGTTGCTGGACCTAAATTGTTGTGTAAATACACTGGAACAGTGGTAGGTAATGCACTTAAATTGTCTCCTCCTCTAATAATAGTTGGAAGAGCCGCACTTGAAACAAATGGTAATATACTTGTTGAAGTAATTTCTTCAATAATATCTACTAAATGGATAGTAAATGCAGTATTTTGAACTGGTGGGTTAATTGCATCGAAATCAATATAAAGCACGAATTGAGTGATTGCTGGATCAAATCCACCAACGCCATCGTACACAAAACTTAAGTTAGGTGCAGTAACTGCTTTTAATTTAACGAAGATATTTTTTCTAGAAGAGCTAGTTAAAGTGATTCTAGCCTCAGCTTGAGTTCCGGCATTCGTTAAAGTTGCAGTAACTGTTTCTTTTGATTCGATAATGGATGCTTTGTATTCAATTGAATTGTTGAATAAGGCAGTTCCATCAACTACTAGAGTATCATTAACTACTGCGGAGTTTACATTAACTTGATCGGTCGTTGTTAATACGTTAACATTGATACGATCTACTGTAAATACTGACTCAGTACTTGCATTTTTTTCTAATCGTGCAATAATTTGGGTTGGAGTTCCTGTTTGGAATGTAATTCCCGTATCTTGAACGATAAATGACTGTGCTCTTACATAATTGATCGGATTATCTGTTCCAATTGATAGCGCAGTAAGATCAAACTCGAAGTTATTAATTAAGTCTTCAAGTTTATCTTTAAGGATTAAATCGTTAGCATTACTAATTGTTGCAATATCAGTAACGAAATTGGTCAACAGGATTTCTTGAATGGGTAACGAAACAGGTAAAAATGCCATGTTCTTTAAATTATTTTAGTTTATTTATTATTTTTAAACTCGACTCTTTAATAAACGACGCTTTCTGTCGTTTAACCGAGTTTCGATTCTTCCAGTATATTGTTTTTTATCAAGAACTTGTATAAAGTTTTGAATCTCTGAAACATATCTTGTGTTTCGGTTATCAAAAACTTCTACGCTAAGAGTAAAGTTACCGAGATCCTTAAATTTCCATACAAAGAACGGCACGGATTTAGCTTTTACTATCTCTTCTCCAGTCACAACGTTTGTTAATTTCCAAATAAAGTCACTTTTTCCATCTAAGTTGTTAATTACGAAAAAGATAATACCGTTTTCTGGCACAGTAAAGGTTTCTTCATATAACTTAATATCTGTAATATTAAATGCATTTTGGTCAATAGTGGTTGGCAAGTAACCGATCTGCTCGTCATTAACAAATTTCCAGTACCTTTCATCTCTCCAGAATCCTGGATCTTGCACCGCACCAGAGAGAACATCACTGGTTTTTGCAAGAAGGAACATGGTCTCGTCGTCAAATACTGGAGATATTGATTTCATGTAATCGATAAGCGACTTTGAAAATACTTTCTTCGGTAAGAAGAATGTATATTTGTCGCCGCGTAAACCGCTACCTATGCCTGGACTAGTTGGACTCGCTGGACTACCTGCTCCAGAAATATTAAGGATGTGATACATTTCCTTACTTAAGTAATTAGCTTGAGCATGGATAATGTATTGGTTATCCGACTGGCGCCCGTTAATTATCTCGTAATTAAACAATTTTATTCCAGGATGGTCACTATTATTAAGTATCTGCACTAATTCATCTAGTGTAGAGAAATTAGGTAGGATATAGTCTGAGAAAAGGGAAATTTGAATAACGTCACCAGGAGTTGGATTTCTAAGGTAGAACCCTGCTTCAAAATCATCTAAATAGATGAGATCAGTCAATCGCATCCAATATAGCTCACCAAGTTTAATACTTCTAAGATCTTTGATCTTGACTGGAGTGTCATCTTCTCCTAATCCCCAATAGAGTTTCTTTGGGTGTTTTTGGAAAGGGCTAGTATATGGAACATAAATGTTTAAATCTGTGTCCCAAAGTTCAACATCATAAAGATTTTGTCCCATTCCATATCTAGTTTTATAGAAAGAGATCCACTCGATTAAATTCTTGTAAATATCAATTTTTACAGCAGAGTCCTCGTTATCCAAAACGTTTACTTTTGGATAATAGATTGGAGATGCACCAAAATCTTGTAACTGAACATTAGCTAAGTTACCGACTGAATATTCAAACTTGTCTTCAAGTCTAGAATAGGCAATAATCTCAGGTTTCATGTCGTCCTGTACTGTTACAAATCGACTAAATACACTAGTGTTTCCATAGAAGTCATGTAATTCTACTGTAACTCTATATTTTCCAGCATAGGGTAAGAAGTGCGCAATACGATATAAGTCAACGATTTTGCCTCTGTGTTCAAAGTTATAGGGATTCGGAGAGTCTTTTGTGATTCTCCAAGTTATTTCATAATAGTTCTTAAAATCAATATTGCCAAGAGTCCAATAAGGAAGTAAACTTGGAGCAATTTGATCTAAATCTTCAAGCTTTACGCCTTTTAGGTCAGCAATTGTAAACTTTCCGATATCTACTGTAAAAACAGCTGGTGCTCCAATAATTCGTTGAGGATCATCACCAGATTCCCAAGTTAGTTTTTGTCTAAGACTTGGAAATTTTTGATCCTTAATCTCAGAATAGAACGTTTCAATATTGTTAATTACTCGCGTATTTTCTTCAGCAGTTAGATATTTTTGACCAAATTCAAATGGATTCTTTGCAATCTCGTTTATTCGAGCAACACCAAAGTCAATTCCATTTGTGCTAACGCGACGATATAATGGATCAAGAGCACGAAGCGTAAGATTTACATTTAAGTCAGGATAAACGTTAATTGTTGCGTCCTCGTTTAAATCATAGTCAAAAATATGAGTATCGTCCAGCCAATAACTAATTGTGAGCTTTTGAAAGTAGATAAATTCTCCAATAATGTCCTTTATTTTAACATTTACGGGTAAAAACTCATTTTTTAACTTATCATTTAGTAAATTAAGCTTGTAGAAGATCTCATTTACTGTAAATTCAGTAGTTTCCTCAATTAGAGGTACTCCATCGTCATCGTAATTATCAGTTGCTCGAGTAAATTGATAAACTAGGGCTAAAAATTCTGTTTTGTGAAATTGTCTGCCCTCTTTTATGTTTTTATTGCGATCAGATATGTCAAAACTGTCAATTTTACCGTCATCTAGGTAATCAGATAAGTCTACCATGAGTAACTTATTGAAATAAGACGATTTTGGATTAACATTTGTCCAATATTCTTTAATTTGTAACACATCTCGATATCCGAGGATATTGATGAAATTTACAAGACCCTTATAGGTTCCAATATATGGATAAATGTGCTCCTTGCTAACTAATAAGTCTTTTCTTGCACGATTGAGGTCCTCAATATTAACGATTGCCTCCTTGATGTCATATTCTTTAAGAATATTTGCGTCTTCCTTTTGAAATCTAATCCCAAAGTTAGTTGCCCAATCGCGAAAACGCTCTTCTTCTTCAATTCCTTCACCATAAAAGTAGATCTCAGCAATCTTTGTCTTGGTTGAACCTGTTTTTAAGTAGATTGAAAGGGTTCTTTCAAATATTGCCTCATCCGTTGGGCAAAATGCGATATTTACTTGTAAAGGAATGTTTAAATCAAGTGGAGCAGTTCCACCAATATGAATATCTGAGTATGCAATAGTCTTGCTCTCGACTTTAGAGATAAAGTTCTCGTTAAGTTGAAGATCTTTAACTACATCATAGAGAAAAAACTGATCGCTATTTTTATTTGATGTCCACTCAAAAATTAAGCTTTGGTTTGGTGATAGGACTGGAAATTTATAGTTGTTTACCACCTTTTCTAACATAAAAAGGTTTTCGTTATCAAACAAATAGATTGAGTTTCCTTCGAAAAAGACCTTACCTTCCCAAATATTAGTGTCCTGATTAAGCTGAAGGTTTAAATTTCGCCCAAATTTATCAAAAAAGTTAAGATTTTGAAGAAGCATTAAAAAATACGATAGTTTATGTTATTTATTAGTTTAAGAGATTAAATGCTGTAAATTGAACTTTCTCCGCTATATCCCAATGAGATAAATTCCAGCGGATCATCTTTGTCTAAGCCAGTCTTTTTATGGATCTTTTTCCATTCCTTAGCGTATCCGTTTTTACACATTTGAGTAAAGTAAGCGAATGCATTGGGTGTTTCAGATTTAGTCTCATCAAAGCTTCTCCAATACTTTAAGCAATCTAGGATTGCAGATTGAATACAGTCTTCCCTGTCTCTAGGATCTTTAAAGTAAAGTCGGTCCACTGCACGATTAGCAAGGGCAATAAAGCAGTCAATTGCAAACTTATTTAATTCTCCGTCCACTTTACTTGTAATAATTGCATTAGTAAAATCTTTGTTGTTAATGTAGTGTACGTCACCACGTTTTTTTCTAGCCATTGTTTGTGGTTATTTTGAGAGGCCATAGATTTTTACAACGCCTAAGTAAGCGTCAGTCATGTCTATGATTGGAGATAAAATTTTATCTCCTTCAATTACCCAATCCTCTTTGTGTAAAAGAGTAAAGAGATCGGATTTTTTTACAGATTCAATAATTGGGTCGCTCTTGAATTTAGCTAGAATGTCTTGTTTGTTTGCATTACCTTTGCAGTTGATCGCATTTTTAAGTTCGCTGGGGCTAAAGATGAAAAATCTGTCAGTAGAATTATTAAGTATTTGAGTTACAATTTGGTGTTTTAAGACTCCAGTAGATTGGGATATATCAACTAAAGAGTTACCGCTAGAGCCAAAGGAAATCCCCTCTAGGCACACGATAAGTTCCGGATCGTCCTTAACCTCTTCTTTAATTTCTCCAATAAGTACGTTGATGAGTTCTAGATAGTTATCTAGCTTGATTCTTTCAGTAACATGGTACTGTTCGTCCTTCTTTCTTTTTGACTGAGTCTTAAGGATTTTAATATTAGGGTAATTAGCATTAATCCAATCAAAGTGGTCCTCATCCTTTTTTCTGACTTTAGTGTTTACTACAGCAATCCATTTAAAGTCTTTAAAGTCTCTACAGATACAAACTCCTGGATAAAGTATTGAAAAATCTATGCTAATTATAGTCACTCATGTTATATTATTTTAGTAGTCCTAATATTGCTTATACTTTGCTTTATCTAAAAGTTCTCCAGCCTAATACTATTTATTTTTTAAAACTATCCTATTTTTCGTTAGTAGAAGAGGGTTGGTGGGTGGGAGTACTAGCTAGTACTAGATAGTCTATATTCTTTCTTTAATAATTACTAGATAGTACCTTAGTACTACCCCCGCCCGCGGAGATGAGAAATTTTAAAATGGACAAGATTTATAGTATAGTAATCCTATGAGATTAGGATATTGCTGCATAAACCTTAGCCTTCGAGACCAAGGCATCACTATTAACAGAGGAATGGTCAAAAAGACTTGGCTGGCTCAAGGTATCAAATATGCTGGCGAACTTGCTGAGCTCAATCTTAAAGATCTCCATAAAATACTAGAGTGGAATGTTGCACATGATATCCAAGTATATCGCATGTCCAGTGATATTTTTCCATGGATGAGCGAGTATCGTCTTGAAGATCTTCCTAACTATCAACAGATCAGGGATATTGCTGAACAAATTGGCAAATATGTTAATCAACACAGCTTACGTCTTTCCTTTCATCCAGGTCAGTTTGACGTACTTGCTTCCCCTAACGAGGAAGTTGTGCGTAAAACCATTTATGATCTCGATCAACACGCTCGTATTATGGATCTTATACTCCTTCCTCAAAATTACGATGCACCAATCAATATCCATATCGGTGGTTCATATGGAGACAAAGAGTCTGCACTAGCTAGGTTTTGTGAAAATTTCCAAAAACTCGCCCCGTCTACTCGTGCTCGACTAGTCGTAGAAAATGATGACAAAGCAAGTCAGTTTGGAGTAGCTGATCTCTATTCTGGTGTCTACATGAAAGTTGGCTGTCCAATTACATTCGATCATTTTCACCATCGATTTTGTACTAATGACCTACCTGCAGAGACTGCTGCGCGTCTTGCCTCTACTACTTGGCATGGACATCGTCCTCTACAACATTTTTCTAGTTCAAAGGCTCTCCATGAAGACGCTACCGTAATTAATCGTTCGCATGCTGACTACATTTATGACTACATTCCAGACTATGGTCAAGATGCAGATGTTGAAGTTGAAGCAAAAGCAAAAGACCTTGCTGTACTAAAGTATCGTGAAGACGCTAAAACCATTGCCCCTTTTTCAGTTAAATTATTTGAATTTGAAACTATATAAAATCATGAAATACATACCTTTAATTTTTAGCGGAATAGGCACAATTTGCAGTATTTTACTTGCGCTCTACTGTTTTTTTAATCATCAGAGCGACGAAGCTACTGCTTGGGGTGTAGGCGCTATTTGGGCTACAAATTGCGTAATCTATGACTTAATCAATCTTAAAAATGGGAACTAATTACTATCGTATTCCTACTGAAGAAGAAGTAGAAAAGCGTAAAGCTAAGCTTATTAAGCGTATTAAGTCGCTTGAATTAACTCCTTCAAATATCGAAAGAAATTTTAGTACTTTACAAGGAGAAAATGAATGGGACACAATCAATCCTTGGGATGAATTTACTTCAGATCTTTCTATTCATCTAGGTAAACGTAGCGTAGGTTGGCTTTTTTGCTGGAACTTTCATAAGAACCGGTATTTTAACAATAAAGCCACCCTACTTCAGTTTATTAGAGCCGGTCGAGTAGTTGACGAATATGGGTGTGAAGAAGACCCTGAAGAATTTATTAAAATGGCCCTTGACTGGGGACAACCTAATGGATGGCGATACGATGCTTTCTATATAGAACAGGAACGTAAAAACAGTAGAAGACCTACTCATTTTGACAATCCGACATATTATGATAGAAATATCGATGGACTTAGAGTTTCTTCATCAACCAACTTTAGTTAATTATTAAAAATAATATAGTATAGTAACAACATGGAAAACAAAAGAATTATCGTAAATCAAATTCGTACCCCAGATGGTACAATTTTAAAATCAATGCACAGACATGATTATGTTCAATATACCGATAAAAACGGTAAGGACTACATGGTAGATGGTGGAACTGACTACCTACGTAGAATCGTACACGAAGAAGCTCCATATGAAGAACTAACCATTTATGAAGATTCGCCATTTGAAATAATTCGTGAGAATTTATGTCGAGGTGGTCGCGGGAAAGATGGTACTCAACCTCTTACTTGGGTACCGATGAATCAGATGAATGATAATTGGCTTGCTGCATGTATTATCTACAATGAAGAACGTGGCATGGGCGACAGTTTTGCAAATGAAATGTACCGAAAAGAACAAGACTATCGTAAGGAACATAATATTACAATTACTGAGTAAATAAAATGGAACACCAAATTCAAGGATCAATAATGAGTCCATGCTTTATGACAGAGGCAGATTTCGAAGAAGCTTATCGTAACTCTACTTTTTACGTAGAGTCAAATTATTTAAACGAGTATCGAAAACACCTTGCTGCATTAGAGCACATTGCAAATATTGCAAAGAGCTATATCTTTAATAACTGGAAACGCGTCAGTGACTGGTCTAGTCTTAATGTCATTATTATACATGGCCCAAGTGGAGTTGCTACTGAATATTATAATTATGTTCCAACTGATTTCACTAAAATTAATAGTGAGACCTGGCGTAAACTTCGTGAAGAAATGGATCAACGCGAAAAAGAAAAGCATAATCCTATCCTTGAATTTAATGAGGTAGTTTTAGATCCTACTGATGGAGATTTTTCAATTACTGTAAATGGAGATCAAGCACACTGGTGGATTCAAGATGAAGCTGTGATTCTTATTGCGGACTACATAGAAAAACAACTTAACTCTAAATAACATGTATACACAACCTGAAATTCAAAAAATGGTCTTCTTTGACCTAGAAACTGCATCTACTTATTCTTCATTAAGTGAATTACGTTTAGCTAATTCAAAAATGGCTGAACTTTGGGAGAAACGATGTGACTATCTTCGTACTCGCTTTGAAGAAAATAAAGCAATGAGTAATGATGAGCTTTATGTAGCAAAAGCGGGATTAACTCCAGAATTTAGTCGTATTGTATGTGCTTCCTTTGGAAGAATCTCTTTTCAGGGAGACGATATTACTGGAGTTGAACCAGCTCTCTTAATTAAGAGTTATTCAGCATTAGATGAATCACCCGTTCTTGCTGGAATTCAAAAAGTTTTTACTTCATTTGCCAGCAATAAATTTGTTGGACATAATATCAAGCGCTTTGATATTCCAATGATGTGCAAGAGAATTATTATGTCTGGCTCGCAATTACCGAAAGGTTTACAAATACAAAATTTGAAACCTTGGGAAATGCCTTTTGTTGATACTTCTGAATTGTGGAGCTTTGGTGCATGGCAAGAAAGTTTTGCTTCACTTGAGTTATTAGCTACTTCTCTTGGCTTAGAGACTCCAAAGGACGATATCCGAGGAGACGAAGTCGGTCAGGTTTTTTGGCAAGATCGAGATATTGCTCGTATCACCAAATATTGCGAAAAAGACGTAATGGCCACTGCTCAAATAATTTTGAAACTTTCCGGTCTGCCTGTAGTAGAAGATTACCAGCTACAAAGCAATTAATATTGGAATCAAAACTCAATTATTTTCTAGACCCAAACTTTAAGTTTAATGAAGCTACGCATACTTATACGTATGTGGATCCTCAAACTGAGAAGCCTGTGCAGATTTTTAAGTCTGTTACGGGTTTTATTAGTCAATTTAAAGAAAAATTTAATTCTGAAATAATTGCTGCCCGAGTTGCTAAAAAGAAAGGAGTTAGTAAACAGTCAGTTCTTAACGAATGGAAAGAAATCTCTGATACTGCAATGGACCTAGGAACAGAAGTTCACAAATGGATTGAAGATTATTACAATGGTACTAATCCAGCTGAACCTGAACACCCTGAAGTATTAGCTAGAGTAAATAGATTTCGTGAATTATATGCTGAACGATTAAATAAGCTAACTCCAGTAAAACAAGAGTTTCGCCTCTTTTCCAGAAAATGGGGACTTGCCGGAACAATGGACGCTTTATTTAAACTTGATCCAGATTACTATGTCGGCGATTGGAAAACAAATAAAAAGTTTACAGTCGATGCTGATATGGCAAAAGATAAGTTTGCTAAGAAGCTACTTTATCCTTTTGAGGACCTTTGGGATAACTCAGTCAATGGGTATTCAATACAACTTAGCATGTATAGATTAATGCTTCAGGAAGAGGCTGGCTTTGAAACAAAGGGAGCTTTTTTAGTCTGGATCGGACCAAATGAAAAACCACAATTACATAAAACAGTAGATCTTAGAGAAAGACTCTACAATTACCTTCAAAAAAATAATCCAAATATATGAGTACAAATCCTAGAGAAATCGTCTTCGGAACCGATTCAAGAAATGCCCTAAAGAGAGGCGTAAACAAGCTTGCAGATTCCGTAAAAGTAACACTTGGACCGAAGGGTCGCAATGTTATTCTTGGTAGAAAAAACCAATATGCAATTACTAAAGACGGAGTAAGTGTTGCTCGCGAAATCTTTTTAAAAGATCCTATTGAAAATCTTGGTGCACAAATGGTGAAACAAGTTGCATCGAATGTTGCTCAAGAAGCAGGAGACGGTACGACTACTGCAACTGTTCTTGCACAAGCTATCCTAAACAAGGGAATCAAATTAATCGAGTCTGGCTATGATCCAATGTCAATTAAAAAAGGAATGGATGCAGCTGCTGACTTAATCAAAGCAAAATTAATTAGTTCAGCAATCAAAGTAGAAGACGTTGAACAAATTAAAAACGTTGCTACTATTTCTGCAAATGGCGATAAAAAAATTGGTGAAATTATTGCAGACGCAATGAAAGAAGTTGGATTTGATGGTGTTGTTACTATCGAGGACAGCAAAACTCATGAAACCTACATGGAATTAGTAGAGGGTATGCAAATTGATAGTGGTTTCATGTCTCCATATTTTATCAATGATATGATTAAGTTTGAAGTTAATCTTATCGATCCATTTGTATTAATTTATAGTGGAAAAATAAAAGGACTTAAAGGACTAGTAAATGTTCTTGAATATACTTCTGCAAAGAAAAGACCTTTGTTAATTATTGCAGACAGCATTGAGGGAGATGCTTTACAGACTCTTATCCTAAACAAAGTAAATGCAGGTTTAAATGTAGCTGCAGTTCGTTCTCCAGGATATGGCGAAAACAAAAAAGATCAATTAAAAGATCTAGCAACAGTATTGGGTGCTCATCTTCTTTCTGAAGATGAAGGACATGATATTACTGCAATTACTGCAGACATGGTTGGTCCACTTTTAGGTCAATGTGAAAAAATTACTTGTGTTGCTGATAAAACTACCATCGTAAATGGTAAAGGAGAACGTGATGCAATTGATGCTCGAATCGTTGAACTTAAGTCTCAAATTGAATTTAGAGAAAACGAATCAGAAAAATTAATTATTCGTGAAAGACTAGCTAAACTTGAGGGTGGAGTTGCAATCTTAAAAATTGGAGCTTACAGTGATGTTGAGCTAAAGGAGAAAAAAGATCGTCTCGATGACGCATTGAGTGCTACTCGCGCTGCCATCGAAGAAGGAATTCTTCCTGGCGGAGGTGTTGCATTACTTAATGCTGGAGCTTCTTTACTTGCTGAAATCATAAGTGGTGATGTTAAATTTGAAGACTCAGAAGAAGAAACTGGTGCTAAGATCTTGATCGAAGCATGTAATGCTCCTCTTTCTGCAATTCTTTCAAATGCAGGCCAAAATTTTGAAGTTATTAAAAACGAATTGGAAAAATCAGATAATCCTAAGTATGGATACGATGCTCGTAATAACAAATATTGCGATATGATTGAACTTGGAATTATTGATCCGGTAAAAGTTACTAGGTCCGCCCTTGAAAATGCAGTTTCGATTGCAGGCATGATGATTACTACTGAGTGCACTCTAATGGAGGAAGCTGGCGATGATAGTATTAAAGTTGATGCGTAATCACGGCCATTTTTATGCAACTTTAATAAAAAGAGACAGCCCGCGCTGTCTCTTTTGCATTTAATAAATAATCCTATACAAATAATCCTTTTTCTTGTCTTATTCAATACTAGACATTCTAATAAATGAAGTAGCAAATGCCCTTGGAATAACTCCAGACGAGGTAAAGAACCGATTTACCCAAGAACAGCTTAATGATTTACTAAATAATTCATTGTGCACTCCGCTTGGAGATACTGGAGTACCTTTTGCCTCTACTGAAATTCCATGTGATGATCTTGCGGTGCCAGATTTATTACCTCCAATTGATGTAAATGTTGAAGTTCCAAAATCTGATCCAACCAAGGTACAAAAGTGTATTGATAACCTTGAGGAGACTAATAAAATAATTGAAGCTCAAATTGAGCTTTATAATCAACATCGAATCCTATTAGATAAGTTAGTCGAATATCGAGACAACTATGCAATAATCGCAATCTACTATCAAGAACGAGCAAATGAAGCTGCTCGAATACTTGGCGAATTTGGTCCTCTTATTACTGAACTTCGTCGACTTGAAACTCTCAAAGCATCTCTCGCTACTGAACTTTCAACTCGACAAACTGCATTGACTGCTGCTCAAAATGCATATAGTCAATTTTCAAGCACTGCAAATCAAACCGCTGTTCTTGCCGCTTATAATTTAGTCAACGATACTAAAGCTGCAATCGACCAGAATGCTAAAAATATTGATACACAAAATGCAAAGCTAACAACTGAGGAACAAAAATTTCCAATTTTTAGCAATCAACTATATCGAGACGTTTTAAATAACCTAAATAATTCAGAATATATTGCAGGTTATCTTAAAACTCTATATGATGATATTTTTACTACCTCTGAAATTAATAGCATTAGCCAACAAGTTGAAGCCTATTCAGAAGGCGTCATTTTAAGAGGATTTGGAGATGCCCCAAACAATCTTACCGAAGTATTTCAAAATAGATATGTTAAGCTTGATTTACAGATTCCAACAATTGATTATATTCGTACTACCAAGGAGAAATTTAATAAAGAAAACGGCGAGTCATACCAAGAAACTTTAGACTATCTTATTCGAAAGAGTCCATTACTTGAAAAGACTTCTTTCTTTGAAAACACTAACAATTTTATTCTTACTAATTTTCCATTAGAGAATAGAGGATTGCCCACTGGGACAATATATCAAAACTATTATAATTGGTTCGAGGACCCAGTAAATAGATTCTTTTCATTAGAAGAAAGAGGGCTTACTACTAATATTGCGCTAGTTGATCCTAATCTAAAGGGTACTGGTTCTGAAACAAAGAAAGAAAATAATGCTGACTATTATATTCAAAATATTAATACTCTACAGAATTTTTATAATGAGTTTGATAGCCGATTTGAAATCAGAAAAGCTGAACAACGTGCAAAGATAATTGACACTGCACAAAATGCAATTCGTACAACTATGAAGTTGATTGCAAAAAGAGAAATTACAGTAATACTTGCTCTTTCAAACGTAAATAAATTTCTTCCTGCTGAGAGCGCGACTTTAGAAACTGCCATTCAAAAATTAAATCGAGAAAACGGAGAAGCCATTCAAAAGTTAGCTGATCTTGATAGTGAAATCTCTAGAATAAAACAGCGTGTATCTGAACTTAAACCCGATCCAGCAAAGATAAAAACTCTCTTAAAAACTAAGAGTCCAGAGTGTTTTGACAATATTGATAAAGAGGTTAGTGACTGTAGCGAAACAAAAGGTCTATTAGGGTCTGACCCATTTTTTACAAAAACTATTGGGGGAGTAGATCCTACTCTACCTAATATGAATCAAATGTGTTATTGGATTGAGTTTGCAAAAATTGCAACCCTGGTTGGATTATTACCAATTCCAAATGCAACTGCTCCACCACAATTACGATATTGGCCAGTTGGCCTAACGATCCCTTATCCAGGCGGATTAATTAAAATCCCTTTACCGATTATATGGATACCGCTTGTTGCAATTTCAACACCACTAGGTAGTGTCGTTCTATTTTTAACAATTAATGGAATCTTTATTTCACCAGTTGTATTTTTTGTTTCAAGCACAGGATTTAAACAACATATTCTTACAGTAAAAGGTCCATCTAAACAATTTGGTTATACTGCAGAGGATGCGTCAATTAAACCTGGAATTCAAGTACCAGCCTCTTTGCTTGCTGCTAAAGCAAAAGCCAATCGATTATTAAATGCACCAAATTTTGGTCTCTCGCCAGAAGAATTAATTCAACAGCAGAGACAACAAAATATTCTTAGCGCAAAAGAGGCATCTGCCAATAGAACAGGTAACGAAAATCAGCAAGCTAAAGTAAAAAGAGAAAAGGCTAATTTTGAAAAAGCAAAAGATGATCGACTTAAATCTGGAGAAGAAAAACTTGCAGAGCTTCTTGATAAGGGTGAATCTGTAAAAGATATAATTGATGATACTAAAAAGAGTCTCCTAAATCGGATTGATGAATTAGGAAAACCTGCACTCTCCGCCTCAAACAAACTTAAAGATAAAATCGCAGCACGTCGTGCACAATTATTGGAAGAGTTGAAGGGTGCACTAGTTGAGGGTGACGATGCTAAGATCGATGGGATACGTGCAAAGTTAGGCGAAGAGGGAGTAGACATGTCTGCTAAAATTCAAGCAGTAAAAGACGATGCGATGGCATATTTCAATAAACTGAAATTTCCAAAAATCACAATTCCAAAAGATACTTCAACAATTGACCCTAAGCTTAATGCAATACAAGAATTAGTACTTAAGGTTGCAGATTTTTCAAGCATTTCAGGCACGCAATTCTTTTCAAAAGACGACTCTAAAGTTCAAAAGTTAATTACTCGACAAATTGCAAAAAGCAAAGATAAAGTAAAATCTGCTATCTCTTCAGTTGCAGCAATCGATGGAACAATAGATCTTGAAAAGGAACCTGAAAAAATAAAAGCAGCACTAAAGAAAATTAATAAGACTCTTATTGATGATCTTACTGGAGCTGGCGAAGTTCCTAGTATTTCTGGAATCCAAAAGGAAATTAAAGAGGTTCAGACTCAACTTGAAAAAGAAACAGATACTGTTAAGAAAACTAATCTTAGAAAAAAATTACAAGAAAAACAAGTTTCTCTTTCAGCTGCTCTTGAAAAGGATAAGATAAAAAAGGCATTTGCATTAACTCCAGCAGCGTTGACTGCTTTATCTCAAGTCTCAGTTGATTTTAATCCATTTGCTTCTTGCTGTAAAAAGAAACCATTTGAATTACCGACAGACTTAAGTCCAGCCCTTGCAATATTTTCAACTACACTAGGTTTACTTAATTCGTATGTTGACACAATGTCAGTTGCTGACCTTAAAGCGATGTTTGGCGGAAAGACAAAAATATCAGCAAATGATATTACTGGTGCAATGCTAGGAATGGTCAAGAAAATTATTCCAATAAGCCTAGAGATACCCCTGCCGGCACTAAACTTATTAACCTTTGCTACTTCTTTTGCTGCAGTTTTGGGAGGCCTGTTTGAACCCAAAGCACCTAATTTGGGCGCACAGCCTGCTCTTCCAACTAGTGTTACAATAGATTTAAACCTATTGAAAAAACCAATGATTGACTTGCTCATTAAGTTTCTAGCAAACTGTTTACCTGATGGTGCGCCTTCTCCAGCTGAACCTAAAGCAAGTTCTCCTGCAACTCTTGCTGGAAAAAATAATTTATTAGCTGCTGGTAAACAATCAGTAATTAGTAACTCAGTAAAAGCAGCAAAACTCGATCCTAATATTAAACTTGTAAATTGTGAGCCAGATACTTCGACCAAATCTGCAATATCTAGCGGACAGTATGATCCTGCAACAAATTCTGGTCCGGCAACATCGAGTGGACTTTTAAATCCATATCAAAAACCAACGTCTTCACAGTTTAGTTCAAGCAATGTAGTAGTAGATTCACGCAAAGATATATTGCCTAATTTTCAGACCTTAGATATTGACTTTTTAAATATTAATCCTGGAGATATTCTTGTAATTATCAAAAACTTTATCGATCTTATTTTTGATAAGATTGAACGCCTACTTGAACCATTTTATACACTATTAAAAGTTGTAAAAGGACTAAAGGGGGTTAACTTAAACGTACTAGAAGCAGTTCAACATAAAGCTCCACCATATGGCCCAGCATCGGAAGCCATTCACCTAGCCATCACTAATCTTAAAAAACAGATCCCAAAATCGGCAACTGTAAAAATGATTAATACTAGTGCAGTTGAAGCGGCAGCTAAACAGTTAGAGACAATACTTTCTCCAGTTATGAGTACGCCATTGCCAGGGTTAATCGTTGCCGGCGCTGGTGCAGTAGATGTTATTTTACCAGCATTAAAAGTTCCTAGCATAGATGCTGCAACTGGTGCAATTGCGACAAAGGACGTTAAGGCCACTTCTCTTGCACTAAGATCGATACACCCTCTTCTTGCACAAGACGATCTTCCTCCTTGGGAGAGGCTTACGGCTAAAAATCTACTGTTTCTCTTATTCGTAGACGAATTTGTTGCAAATGCTGCAGATAAAGTTGGATTTTTTAGATCATTTGTCTAAACCATAATACTAAATAGTTGTATAATTTAATACTAAACGTACCTTATATGATTTCACCAAATTTCGACGATTCAATTTTTCAGAACACTGGAAAGTACAACACATTAATTAAATTAACCGAGGAAGACAAAAAAAACAAAGTTAAAGTTTTTTGTAAAGAACCCTATGCTCAAGCGTTATATGACGCAATGGTTGCATATGACAAGTCTTCAGGCATTACTAAATTTAGTAAAGACCTAACTGAAGGCCAAGTTTACAAAGTAAAAGCCAAAACGATCTCTGCGCAAGATCGCATGATCTATGCAGAAGAATCAAATTCAAAATGCATGGTCTCAATTCCATTTAGAGAATATTCTAAATCATTAGAAGATTTAGCAAAAGGACACGAAAAACTCGAGTTCCTTGTTACTCTATATAAAGTGACTCAACATGGAGAATTCTTAGCGTCTGAGAAGAAAGCCCTTTCTATTTCATACAAACAGGAACTTTTCGATCACTTAAAAAACAATACATGGTTTGATGTAAAAATCACCAAATTAATTAAAGGTGGGTATCTTGCAATCTACAATAAAGAAATTGAATGCTTTATTCCTGGGTCACATGCGGCAGCCAACGTAGTTCATAACTTTAGCGATCTTCTAGGAAAGACCCTTACTGTTATGGTAGACAATTATGATGCAGCAAACAATCTTTTCATCTTATCATATAAGAAATACGTTACTGCATCTATGCCAATAATGATAAGTGAACTTCAATTTGACAAAGAGTATGTCGGCACATTAACTAACAGACCTTATGACTTTGGAGTATTTATTGAATTTGAAAACTATTACACTGGACTAGTACACAAGTCTGAATTTGAGAACTATGACGAGGTTTGTAAGAAAATGAAGTCTGGAGATAAGCTTAATGTTTATGTTAAGGATGTTACCTCTAAAAACGGACAATACCGTATCGTGCTTACCCTAAATCCTGAACAAGTAAACAATGAGAAATTGCAATGGCAGACTCTTAGAAACAGAACCGAAAATCAAAGTTTTAGATACAGTATCAGTGAGGCCAATAATTCAATCTCTATTGATATAGACGGAGAGAATTTTGAAGTTGCCTTAAAACGTAAGGATCTTGAAAGAAACCTTAATAAGTATCCACTTGTTAAAGTATTTAAAGTTGATCCAATTAACAAACGTCTTAAGTTTGAATTCGTTGAGGAAAATATTAATTAATTTTTTCCAAATCAACTCATCAAAAGTCGGTTCAGAATAAATAATACTGAATGGTCTTTCAAAACTCCTAAATACGCTTTAATAATAAAAAGTTAGTTATTAGTGATGCTAATGATAGGCTCAGTTTGTCTAAAATAAGTAGAAATAATGGTAAATAGCACACTTTTTAAAGAAAGAATAGAATATAAGCCCTTTGAGTATCCAGTTTACTACAATGAGGGCTGGTTAAAACAAGCACAAGCATTTTGGTTACACACCGAGATTTCAATGCAAGGCGACGTAAAGGACTGGAATGAAAATTTAACAAATTCTGAAAAAAACCTAGTTGGAAATATTTTGCTAGGTTTTGCACAAACTGAATGCGCGGTCTCAGACTACTGGACTGGAATGGTAACTAAATGGTTCCCAAAACACGAAATCAAGCAAATGGCTATAATGTTTGGCTCTCAGGAAACAATTCATGCCACTGCCTACTCTTATTTGAATGAAACACTAGGCCTTGAAGATTTTAAGGCCTTTTTACATGAACCGGCAACTGCAGCTAAATTTGAATTTTTAGTAGAAACCAAAGCTGAATATACTCATGAAGACTTATTAAATTCTGCAGATGTTCGTAAGGACGTTGCTCGTTCGCTTGCAATCTTTTCGGCTTTTGCAGAAGGAGTTTCTCTCTATTCTTCATTTGCTGTGCTGTATTCATTCCAGATGCGCAATTTTCTTAAAGGAATTGGTCAACAGATGAAATGGTCAGTGCGTGATGAATCTTTACATTCTAAAATGGGATGCCAATTATTTAGACACATGTGCGAAGAATATCCTGAATTAAAGGATGCAGTTCAGGTGATGGTAGAAGAAGCAGCAAATCTTATGGTTGAGATGGAGCTTAAATTTATTGATAAAATGTTTGAAATGGGAGACCTTGAAAACTTAAAGGCAGTCGATTTGAAAGAGTTTATCAAAAAAAGAGCAAACGAAAAACTTAACGAATTAGGATATGAATCTATTTTTCACTATGACGACGAAAAAGCATCAAATTTAGATTGGTTCTATCATCTAACTGGTGGAACTACTTGGACCGACTTTTTTGCAATTAGATCTACTGATTATTCTAAATCTGGAGAGTCAGAAAATTGGGATGAAGACCATTTATTTTCATAGTAAATTGTTTTATCACTTAACTATAGATAAAAAAATAATATAATGGAAGAAACTGAAATAAATCATGGAGCAGAATTTGGTTGGGAAATAGGTGTACACTTTCCGATTTGGGCAAATACTGAAGTGTACGTAAAAACTGTATCAAAAGGATATCTCTTAAAGGGAGAAACTCCAAAGGACGCCTATTGGCGAGTATCAACAACTGTTGCTAAGAGATTAGGCAAACCAGAAATGGCTAGTAAATTTTTTGATTATATTTTTAGAGGGTGGTTAAATTTAGCTACTCCAGTATTTTCAAACACTGGAACTGAGAGAGGTCTTCCTATTTCTTGTTTTGGAATCGATGTTGCAGATTCAATTGCAGATATTGGCGGTAAAAACTTAGAGATGATGCTTCTTGCTAAACATGGAGGTGGCGTAGGAATCGGAGTAAATCAAATTCGACCTGCTGGATCAAAAATATCACAAAATGGTACGTCAGATGGAGTAGTTCCTTTCTGTAAAATCTACGATTCCGCCGTCCTGGCTACTAACCAAGGCAGCGTTCGTCGCGGTGCAGCTTCAGTAAATATTGATATTGAACATGGAGATTTTTGGGATTGGATAGAGATCAGAGAGCCGAAAGGTGATGTAAATCGTCAATGTTTAAATGTTCATCAATGTGTTGTCGTATCAGATACTTTCATGGATAAACTTGAACAAGGAGATAAAGATGCACGTAAACGTTGGACCGCTGTCCTGAGAAAACGTAAGTCCACTGGCGAGCCTTATATCATGTATAAAGGAAATATTAATCGTCAAAATCCAGAGGCCTACAAGAAAAATGGGTTAAAGGTGTACATGACAAATATCTGTTCTGAAATAACTCTTCATACTGATGAAAACCACTCATTTGTATGTTGTCTCTCTTCCCTAAATCTTGCAAAATACGATGAATGGAAAGATACTGACTTGATCTATACTGCAACGTGGTTCTTAGATGGAGTTCTTGAAGAGTTTATCCAACGTGCTAAATATATGAGAGGTTTTGAAAACTCTATTCGTTCTGCTGAAAAAGGTAGAGCTTTAGGTTTAGGCGTTTTAGGATGGCATACTTATTTACAAGACAAGAATATTCCATTTGATTCGATGCCAGCTCAATTTGAGACCAGAAAAATATTTTCGCAATTAAAAATTGAAAGCGAGCGTGCTAGCCGCGATATGGCTAGAGAATATGGAGAGCCGCTATGGTGTTCTGGTACAGGTATGAGAAATACTCACCTTCGTGCAATAGCGCCAACTGTTTCTAATTCAAAACTTTCAGGTAATGTATCTGCTGGTATTGAACCTTGGGCAGCTAATGTATTTACTGAACAGACAGCCAAGGGTACATTTATTCGTAAGAATCCTACTTTAGAAAAGGCTCTTGAAAAAATAGGGCATAATACTAAAGAAGCTTGGGACCAAATCTTAGCAGACGGAGGATCTGTGCAGGGTCTTGCTGTTATGGATAACTATCGAGTAAAATTAGGAGAAGCGACTAACCCAATTACTTTAAACAAATTTTCAAAGCTTCCTGAACACGAACAAACCTTGTATATTCCTCTAAAGGACGTATATTTAACATTTAAGGAAATTAATCAACTTGAACTGGTTCGTCAAGCCGGAATCAGACAACAATATATTGACCAAGCAGTATCACTTAATCTTGCTTTCCCTACTGAAGCTGAACCTAAATTTATCAATCAGGTTCATCTAGAAGCATATCAAGCCGGAGTTAAAACTCTCTATTATATGAGAACAGAATCTGTGCTTCGTGGAGATATTGCAGCTAGAGCAACCCAAGATTGCCTTGCATGTGACGGATAACCTTTACCTAAACTACTACTTAGATAAGCAGCAATATTCGTATTGCTGCTTTTTTGTTTAGATAAATAATACAGACTAAATAGTAATCATCTAATATGAAAAAACACATAAAACCATACTCAGCATTTGTTCTTGAACAAGACATGGGCCTAGGCGTGCCTGCTCCAGGCATGCCAGCCGCAGGTGCAGTAAAAAAGGAAAAACCTTTACTTTTCATCTTTATTGATGATTTAGAAACAGACGGTACCCATATGCGTCGTTATCCAGATGGAAGCAAATCAATTGATTTTCCTTCATATTCAGTTACCCCTACTGAGATCACCGATTGGGCAAAGAAAAATATCCTAGTCAACGATAACAATAAACTAACTGATACCGTCTTAGATCTTCGCAGAAAGAATTTAGTTAATATTGTCAAAGGTGATAAAGTAAATATCTCAGACGAAGATATTCCATTTATTGAAAAACTAAGACAAGCATTATCTACTGATATTTTCGGTAAAAGAGAGCCAGACGTAAATGTAATTTTCACAAAAGGCGGACTTCCGACAACTGAAGAAATAAGTGTTACTTTCATAAAATATAAAAAGTAATGTTAAAGTCATTTTCCCAATTTATTAACGAATCCGAAAATACTCGAGAAGATTTTATTAAGGACCTTGCTCTAAAACTTTCACAAAAGATTCGTGCAACTAGATCTGCTGAATCTGAAGACTATGAAACAGCTAGCGGAATGGAGTTTAAAGAACCATTTGAATTTGATTTAACACTTGAATTTAGAAGAGATTCTAGATTTGAACCTAAGGTAGATTCTCATTTTCATGGATTACCATGGGAAAATATTAATTACGGAAAGGACGGTTATGCAATTGATGCAAATACCATAGTAAATAATAGAGGACTATCGATTCCTAAGATTATAATTACAGTAGTCCTTAATCCAAATGAAGAACCTCATCTATATAGTAAATTATATGCACGAATCGTTGACATTTTAACACACGAATTAAACCACGTAGAACAAATAGGTTTAGAAACGGACCCATTTACTGAAAATCCATCGTCTAAAGAAGAACGTGAAGCGGCAAAGAGAAACTTTAAGTACTTTTTAATGAAAGACGAAATGGAATCGATGATCGAGGGTATGGAAGCTAGATCCAAGGTGCTAGATATTCCACTAGACTATGTTTTTACTGATTACTTAAGTACATTTGTTCAATCTAAGTACATTACACCAGAAGAATACTCTCAAGTTATGCAGCAATGGGTAAAATATGCGCTGGAGAGATACCCAGATACCTCTTTTTCTAAAAATGTTGATAAAATAGTGAATTCGATATAAAACTTACCAATTTTTGCAAGTATAATATATCAAAAATTATCAACATGAATCAATTTGAAAAACTTAAGGAAGAAGTAGCAGCAACACAAGCAGCGATCTTTGATCCAATTAATGCACTTCTTGCTTCAGCGGAAGAAGATGCTCAAAAGTACTATGGCAAAGGCGTTCGTAGCGCTGGAAATCGTCTTAAGAAGAAAATGCAAGAGATCAGAAAAACAATTAAACATCCTGCAGTTAAGACTCAGATGACTGGAATCCAAAATTCTGCAAAAGACTTACGCCAAACTTTAGTTGAAGAAAGTAAAGTTAAAGCATAATCTTCATCTTATACAAAATTCTTAAAATGCCTCTTTTTGAGGCATTTTTTGTTTTTTCTTAAAACTTTATTAAAACCGCTAGTAAAAGAACTTACAAATAATAACTTACATTATGACAGATTTTTTTGATCTACCAGATGACGCGATCTCAAAAGGGAAGAACGCGCAAAAAACAAAGAAAAGCGATCCGCACGTTTACGATCCGGATCCTAATGCACACAACGGTTCCTATAAGTCAGTCTTTAGGTTCTTGCCGTATGTTTTCGATAAGAAAAAGAGCAAGTACACTAAATATTCGGCTAAATTCTGGAACCCATTAACTAAGGAGGCATTGATTATCGACTGTCCATCTAATGTGGAACAGCCATCAATCCTTTGGACAATTGAATCAACTTTACGTGGTCTTAAAAAAGAAGAGCCTGAGTTAGTTGAAGAAATCGGAAAAAATTTCTCAAGATGGTATACGCATCATTCAGCAGTATACATCAAGAAAGATCCACAACGCTCTGATCTTGAAGGATCAATCAAAATCTTCAAATTCAGAAATCAAATTGATCAAGTTATCGATCAGCAGATGAATCCTGAGGAACTTGATGGATTAGATGGCGTTAAGAAAATCAATCCATACCATTTATTAGAAGGAAAAGATTTCCTTTGCGTAGTTGGTAAGAAAACAAAAGACTTTAGAGATTGGTCTAAGTGTAAATTCATGGATGAAGTAACTCCATTTGTTTTCAAAATCGGAGATACCTCAGTTCAAGTTAAGAACGATGAAAAAGCAATAAAGCTTGTAAACGAATTCTTAACTAAGAATACTCCAAAAATGGACGAGTACTTCCACCAAGAATGGACTGAGGAAACTTACGAAAAAGTTGCAGAAGCAGTACTTGCGGCAATTCCTCAAAGACAAATTTTGGAGATGATCCTCGGAAAGAGTAAAGATCAAAAGATGAACGATCTTATTCGTGGAAAAATGAAGCCTGGAAAAACAAACAATCCAATTAAACAAAATGATGATTTAGAATTTGGATTAGACGCTCCAGCTGCTCCAGCAAAAACTAAAGACGCTGCTCCATTAGCTACTGAACCTGCTGATGAGTACGATGATTTATTCAAAGATCTATAAAAAAATAATATTATTATGTTAGATGAAACATTAGAACAGACAGAAGCACAAACTGAAGTTGGCAAAACTGGAGAAACTATTTCTCCAGAGCAAGCTGAACAGTTAAAAAAGAACGTACTATTTGGTACTATTGCTTATAAGGACGACGAGTCTTACGAATCTTTCTTACAAAAGATGAATCTTGGTCAAGCGCTATTTGTATTGGTTGCATCCGCAAACCTTGCACAAGCGAAAGGCTCATTTAACATCTTAGAATCAGAAGTTCTTTCAACTGCAATTCGTATAATTCGTAAAAACTCTACTCCAGCACAGGAGAATAGTGAAAATGGTGAACCCGTAAAAGACTAAAATATAAATGGACTTAATTGTTGATGGAAATGCCTTTATAAATGTTGCAATCAGTGTGGCTAAGTCACAAGCAGCAAAGGACAAGAGGACTGACGAAGCGTATTATGTCAACGATCTATTTAATGACGGTGGGTTTATTCTTAAAGAACACATTAGAACTTCTTTTAGAAATTTCTGCTTTACTTATTTTAATTCACTAATTGCACCTATCGGGTCTTCACTCGATAACGTGCATTTTGTGTTTGACTCAAAGAGTTGGAGAAAAGAATACATTTCTTCTTTCTTTGAAAGATCAGATTTTAAAACTACTTCTGCCCCAACCGAGTTTAAATACAAAGGAACTCGAAAATACGACGACCGTCACTATCTCTTCTTTGATTACTTTCAACAGGTAATTATTCCTGCGCTAAACGAAAAGTGTGGAGTAAACCATTACCGTTTTAAAGGAACTGAAGGCGACGATATTATTGCATACTTATGCGAAAAGTTATCGACCGATATCCTAATTTATTCTGTCGATCAAGACTTAAAACAGTTAGTCGGGACTCCAAATAAAAACGTAATGCTAATCGTTCCAAAGCAGATGAGTAAAACAAAGAAAATCTTTGTTCCTCCTACTTTGATTCCCGAAATGGCAGAGGAAGAAGAAGAGGACTTCTTTTCCCTAAACGAATCACACATTACTGGTTCAAGTGTTGATAAGATCATCAAGGCTTTTAAAAATAAAGACTATGCTGAACTTCCTGTGGATCTTACTGATGATGTACTTAGTAAAATTCTATTGGGTGATAAATCTGATAACATTCCAAAACTAGTAAATATTACTCCATCTAAAGCTAAAAAGATTATTTCAAATCTTCAGCAAAAGTATGGAGACTCATTAATTTCTCTATTAGATGAATTAAATGATGACTTTATTTTAAATTTCATTGAAGAAATTAGTATAGTAAATAAACTAAAGGATACGAATAAAATAGAGGAACTTAGAGAACACCTAATTTTCAATATTAAGATTATACGTCTATCGACTCAAGTTTTCCCTGATGAAATCAGAGACGCTCTAGTACAATTCTTTGGTGAATATCAAGTACTTAAATTTAATTCAAAAGAATTTTCAACATTAAAAAATAATCAATCAACGTTATGAAGCCGTTATACGAAAGAATCCTAGTAAAACCAAGAAAAAAAGAGACCCAAACCAAACAGGGTATCTTGATTCCTGAAAAAGCCGTTAAGAAACCAAATATTGGAATCGTTGTTGCCTGTGGCGACGGAAGTACAAATAACCCAATGCTAGTAAAACCTGGAGACATTATTCTCCACAATCGTTTTGCTGGATCTGATATCTTCTACCAAGGAGAAAAACACCATGTTATCCTAGCAAATGAGGTAATTGCTATTTTGGACAATGAAGATGAAGTTAGTTTAGACGAATTCGAATAAACAAAAAATAATGAAACATAAAGCTAGGCGACTATTACAATTTATAGCTATTAAATGGCTTCGACTTTTTGAAACTAAAAAAACTCGAGAGCCTAGTGACTATGAAAAGGAATGTTTTTATGTATGTAAAGCTCTTATTAATCAAGAAGACAGTGTTCTCCTAATGTCACCGATTTCCGGTAAGAGATACATTAAGAGCGAAGACGACCAAATCTTCATTATTATTGAAGAAAATCAAATAACTATCGTTAATCATAACTACAGTTACAACATAGACCTTTGGGGCACAGTATTAACTCGAATCTCAAACGTGTTCGATATTGAAGTCGAAAAGAGAAGAGCCTCAATGGAAACTGAAATTCGCTCTAATGTTAAACATTCATTAAGTAACATCTATAAAAACTTAACTCATGCAAAATCAACCCAATAAAATGACTTCTTTATTTTATACTGGCTTTGTAATAGTTAGTATACCGATATCGATGATTGGATTTTTATTATTTTTTGGGACACAATTTCACTCAAGCAAACCTACTGAATCTATTCCTCCTAAAAAAGAAGAACCAATAATTGAGAGAAAAATAGTATATGATACAATTAGAGTTGAAGTACCTGAAGTTCGACCTAAGCAAAAAAAAATAATTGATGATAATATCAATAATATAAAAAAGGATTCTTTAACAGTATCTATTGAATAAAAAAGGAGAAGTTTTAAACTTCTCCTTTTCTTTTTTAGGTATCTTCAGATTAGAAGCTTGGAATAAATCCTGTAGATTCAGAACTTAATTGTCCTCCTACTCTAGTGATTGTGATACGGTTGATAAATTTGTGAATTCCTCTTGGGAAATCTACTCTAATATCAATGATCGCAGTATTTGCAGAGATTACTTCAGTTGTATTATTTGAAGAATCGAAGATGATTTCGTAAGAACTTAATCCTCTTGCAGCTACTACTGCATCTAAGTAGTTTTGAACAATTGTTTTAACTCTCATTCTTGTAATCTCATCGTTAAAATCAAATAAGAAGTTGAAAAGGATTTTCTCAATATCTTTCTCAATTGTAGATAAGTTATCACGAATATGAGCATTGTTTAGAGCTGAATTAATTCTTTGGTATGCAGTATTGTTAGAAAACAAGATAATACCAAATCCTCTACGTTTAACGATCAAGTTATGTCCTACTGGCTCTAAGAAATCTCTGTCCTCATCAGTTAAGTCGTACTCAATTCCAACTACATCTGCATCATTGATTGCTCCGCGTTTTCCACCGGCTACAATCAAGAATGGTGTTCCATTTTTGAATTTTCTAACATATAAGTTAGAAATGTATCCTGCTGGAGGAACTGAGATGTTTTTGCTTCCGCTTCTTACAATTAAGTTAGGGAAATAGTAAGTTGCATAAGACGATAATGGAACTCCATTTACATCCTCTTCAGCAAATTTAAACAAGTAGCTTGGATTCAATGCTAAATCTCCACCTTGCGAAATAAGCTCTGCAGAAACCAATTTGTTTGCAGTGTTAATAAAGCTAGGGTCAACTGATTCTTCGAATTGTTTGATTGATGGAGTATTTAAGATCGCCATAGCTTGACCATTCATTGCTGCAATCTTAGCTAAATAATATTTAGAGTTTGCAGAAATTTCTCCTTCGTAAGTATCAACAACATATCTAAAGTCTACTAATTCTCCATTTGCAAGAGCTTGTGGAATAGAAGTATCTGTAAATAAGTAAGAAAGAATTGAGCTTTGTCTGTCCGCTGTTGAGTTTGGAAGACTTTCTTGTCTAATCTTAAATCCTTTAAGGTATTGGCCTTTCAAGTTAGTTACGAAATTATAAATTCCTTTGTAAACTTGAAGAGTGTTTCCAGTCACATCTAATCCTACTACTTCTTCAGTAGATGGAGACATAGTAGTGATTGTGTATTCTAAACGATATGGACTTAATTCAGTCTTAGAAGTAATAGAGATAATTTTAACTAATCTTGTTCTTCCGCTAGTTGTTTGTGCCTTAATGTATTGATTTACTTTAAGGAATTCATCAACTAATGCTTTGTTTGCAAGATTAATTCCTAATACTAATTTGTTAGGTTGTAACACTGAATAGTCTAAGAAATCAGTTGTTAAATCAAACGTATGTTTAAATTCTGCACCAGATTCAAGAGTTACTTTAATATAATCTTTAGTGTCGGTTGCAGTATAGAAACCATTACCTGGTAAATAACTGTCTTGGTTCAATAAGCTAATATCATTGAAAATTAACAATTTAATGTATGGAATGTTTACTACGATTGGACCAGCACTGTTAACTGATATATTATCAATAACTTTTACATAGAAAGTATTTGAACCGTCTGTGAGTTGGTCACCAGCTTTTAAGAAGCCTTTAACGTATGCTTTATATAAAGTACTTCCATACATTGCAGCAATATAATTATCACCAAGTGCAGGGTTTACAACATAAGTTTCTCCTTCAGCAATTGACGTTGCACCTGGAGTATCGCTATATCCCGCTAAGAAATCAGCTTCAACTAGAGTATTAATTGATGGATTGTTTGTAATATTAAACACTAATTCCGCATCAGCAGGTCTTGCATAACTTAAAGTATCAATTAATGGAGTATAGTCAACTGGAGTGGTTCCATCAGTATCATAACCTCCGTCATCTGCTGCATATACGTCATCTAAATTTAAGTCATCGTATCCATGTCCTACGATATCTACACGGTGAGTGTAAACGTCTTGGTCAACAAATGTACCATTTGTTAAATCAATTAAGTCTAATTTTTTAACATCAAGAGCACATAGAATTCCAGTGGTTGGGTATGATCTGTTTACTAAACGATCAATTGATACAGTAAGACCTCTTTGGTCTTTGAAATCAGGAATTAAACATCCGATTGTTCTATTAATTACTTTAATCTCACGAAGAGCAAAGAAATCAGCAGATTTAGAAGATTTTAATCCAGCTTCATCAAAGAACTGTTTGTAGATTGGGTCTTTTGCAAGTTTTAAGTAGTTTGACCAGTCACCATTTACCACGATAACTTCAACGAAGTAATCAGAGATAAAATCATCAGGGTGAAGGAATGTTGGAAATTCAACATCAGTTCCACCGATTGTGCTATACCATTCTTTTGCAGTTACATCATAACCAGCAACAGATGCTTTTCTAACCCAGATTGTTGCATTGCTATTTGCTAAATTAACAAATGATAAAATCTTGTTAGAAGTTGTCGATACTTGACCTAGAGTACTAGGACTAGCTACGAAATCATCTTGTAAAGCTAAGTTTTTTGATCTATTTAATTGCTCTGCTTCTGCAACCCATAGTCTTCTTCTGTTGAAGAATTCTACAATTGGATAAGTGCTTAACACTTCGGTTTGATCGTTATTGTTTGATGCAGCTTCAGTATTAAATGTAGTAAATGCAGCTTGGTCCAAGTTTAATGTTGGGTCAGTTTCAGAATCCAATGGAACTACGTTCATTGCAAATACTGGCCCTTCTCTAAGAGCTACCTCAATAGTTCTATGGAAATAACTTCCTGCTTTTTCTAATTTTGGGTCTATTTCGCCATACACTGCTTTAAGAGTTCTAATATCGTTGATTAAAACTACAGTGTTGAATGGACCCACTCGGCTAGATCCGACAACAAGTCTACCTGTGGTAAGAGGAAGTACAACGTTTTCACTTTGATCTATCTCAACAGTGTAGACGCCACTTGACTTATAATTATTCAAATTGATCCTTTGTTCGGCCATTTCTATACGGATATTTTTAATTATTTATCCACTGAGATCCAAATAAATCCAAAAAAATACTAAAAATAAAGATCCTTTGGCTATACATTAAGTATAATAAATCAAATAAGACAAAATGGCCAATACTGACAACCAATGTTCAGATCTTAAGATAGAAGATCTTTATTCCCAAAGCAAAGACACACTAGGAGACATTCTTGCTCTCCAAAAGGACACCCAAAAGAACGTTTACGGCTGGAATTTCGAAAATATGACTCTTCGAGAAGTAATGAATTTCTGGCACGCTAATACCCATGCCATGATTGATGAGATCCATGAAGCAACTGATGCTCTAGGCGGAATCAAAGATGGCAGCGGAAATGCTGTTTGGAAGTACTGGAAGAAAGATTTTGCAAAATACAGCTTTACTAAGTTCTCAGATCTTTCTGAAGCAGATCAACTCGAATGCAAATTTGAAATTATTGATATGCTCCATTTCTTTATGAATTATGCGATTTCAGTCGGCATGACTCCTCAGGAGATGTATAATATGTACATGAGTAAAAACCAAGAAAATCGTGATCGTCAAGCTCGCGGTTATTAAAATAACAAAAATAGCATGGAATCAATCATCGGTGGCGGTGACGCCCCTAATCCGCAAGGAGGCCAACAAAAATTAAACATCAACTTAGCAGATGCTCCATATATTGAATGCGAGAGCTGTAACGGGACTATTTTCGAAGAGAAAATGATGATTAAAAAAGTATCCAAATTTATGACAGGTGGTGCGCAAGATTCAATTGTGCCTATCCCAGTAGTAATTTGTGCAAAATGCGGACATATTAACGAACTATTTAAACCAAAAGTATGATAATTGGAGCTGAAGTATTAAACGATAACACATTAACTATTTCTTATTATAATGCAGCTGGCAGAATAGCTTTTATTAAAAAGCGACTTGTTGACCATGAACTTTATAATTGGGTAGAATCTTCTACTCCAACTGCAACCAAGAACTGGGATGGCAAATACATCAAGAAGAGTAAAACTGAAGGTCGATATATTAATCAGTTTAGAATCCAAGAGTTAATTCAAGAAAAGCTTACCAGAGAAGAACTTGAAGCAATTTACAGTTTCGATAATCTTCCAAAGAAAACTTATCTCGATATTGAGATCAAGTTGATTGATGACTCATTTCCAGATCCAGAACGAGCCAGAATGCCAGTTGGCCTAATTTCTTTTTGTAACGAAGACAATGTAACCTACATTCTCTCTATTTTACACGATGACGGCAAGCCAGAAGGACTTTCTCCAGAAGATATTGTTCGCATGGAAAAAGAAGTTAATGAATACTTCAGAAAGACAGTTCCCTTAAATCCAAAAGATGCGTGGTTATTTGAACAAGAGTTTAAAATACGATATAAGTTTTTTGCGACAGAAACTGAATTGCTAGATTTCTATTTTCAAAATCTAGTTCCAAAGTTTTCATTTGTTACTGGATGGAACGTAACCGACTTTGACTGGAAGTATTTAATGAATCGTGCTAAAAACATGAAAGTCGATTCTACTGTAAATCTTCCGTCTCGTACTCTAATTTCTAAAAATAGAATCCCAGCTCACCTTGGAGTTCTTGATTATATGCAGGTTTTTGAAAAGCTTAAACCATTTAAAGTTGTAGAAAACTACAAATTAGATTATATTGCAGGTCTTGTGCTAGGTGTAGCTAAATTAAAACACGATTATCCATCTTTTCTTGCGTTTCAAAAAGATACTTATCTCTTTACCTTATATAACGTAATTGACGTTATTCTTGTTAAATTGATTGAAGATAAGCTTTCTTTACTCGATGTTGCCTATTCAATTGCAAATGTGGCTCAAGTAGACGTAAACAAAGTATTTAGTCCAGTGTATATTGCTGAGATCCTAATGTGCCGTGAGTTCTTAAACAAGAACTTAAAAATGATGAAACTTCCTTGGGGAGAGTCAAAAGATAACGATGGCACATACGAAGGAGCATACGTTAAGAAACCAAATCCTGGTCACTATAACTATATTGCATGTTATGACTTTTCATCCATGTATCCAAATATTCAAATCCAATTTAACATTTCACCAGATACTTATTTAGGTAAGAAAGGTAGTGTAAAAACCAGAGGTACTGAAATCCATACGAAAAACGATACTCTTTTTTCAAGTGAAAACGATTCAGTTGCCCGTACAATTTTAACTCGTCTTTATGATGAACGTATTAAAACTCAAGGCGAGATTAAACAATTAAAAAATTCAAAATAAGATGGCAAAACCAATATTTATTGTAGGATTTCCAGCAGCAGCAGATGCTCAGGCAATTCATCAAGTATATTCTGGCTTGGATGCAAAGCTCGGAGATGAATATCATGTTCTTACTTATCGTGCACAAAATATTAATAACGTTAAATTTGAAGTATTAAATGCAATCAATGCAACTGATATTGAGATATCTGAACTTATTGCTAAGACTAGAGAAGATATTGATATTATCTTAAAAGAAAAAATGCTTAGCGAGCTCACCGATCTTGCTAACGACCTAAATAAAAATAATCCAGAAGAAAATGTCTAGTAAATTCATCAGTTGGCTCGAAGGTTACCTCGATGCCAGTAAAAACAAAGTGACTCCAAATCAAGTAAAGGAGATTCGTAAAAAAATTGCTGAATATAGAGTCCAACGAGAAAGAGAACTTATTCCGCTTTGGGATGATTCCTATAGTGAAATTCCTCTAAATTCATTTAACTCGTTAAATAAATCCGCTGCACATGAAGAATTTCTTAACGAGATTAGCAAAAACAAAAATGCTTCCACAATGGAAGAATTGGTTCTCGAAGACAAAAAATAAAGAAAAAATGGATACTGATAAACTAATTTCTCTAAAGGAGAATTTTACTGGCCAACGATTTCAGTGGGTAAAAACGGACCAGTCCGCATTACTTGGAAAAGTAGTAAAATGCAGAGACGTTGAGCCTTTAAGTAATGGCCGATTTTTAATCGTGTTCGATGATGGCTCAAAAATCGACAGTAGCAAATTAAATTCAAACTTAATGATGTTACACGGAGATGATAAGCCATTAAGCCGTGAGGAAGCAATGGCAATCAATGGACCAATTCGTCCACTTGCTGATGTTAAACGGACTCCTCCAGTAGTGCCTCCTCAAGTCAATGTTCCAGCCAATCCTGCAAATCCGATGCAGCCTGTTCAGACTGGTGCACAAGTTCCTCCGCCTATACCGAAACCGAACATGTTTGCAATGTTTAACTCAGAAGAGTCTCAAATTTCAATTAACTTGACGGTTAAATTACCAGATCGTAAGCTTCTTAAAATGATGTACAATGGGGCTGAAAACAAGGACAAGTTTTTATCTGAACTTGCAGAATACTTGCATGGAATGATAAATAAACAAGTAGTACAGGACTCTATGAAATCAATTTTGGCACCAGTTGTGCCAGCAAAGAAAGAGGCTAAACCTACTGTAAATTTAACTGAGGTAAATGAATCCCGATAACAAACATTTCGACAAAAAGGAAGAATACAATGATGGTAAATACTCAATGTATTCTTTTTCTGGAAATAATGGAAAATTTAGAAGACTTGCTTGCTCTGAAGAGTCTATTTGCATTTTGCCGTTTGATTTAAACGAACGCGGCCAAATCAAAAATATTTACTTAGCAAAATACATGGATCATTTACTCGGAGGAGTTGGATTTACCTGTATTACTGATACTTTTAATAAAGATCAATTCGACTCATATTATAATGCAGTTGAATCGTGTCTTGCAGATGAAATGGGACTAAACGATATACATGTAAACGATACTTACTTATTAGGTACTGTAAGACATGGTGTACCGTTTAGCAAAGAATATAAGTGTTATGGTGTTAATTTGACTAATCACATGGAAGATCCTTCTGGATATACTCCAATTGGCCTTAACCCAAACCAAAATATTCAATCCATCGAAAAGGTCAGATTTACTAGACTTTTAAATGGGGATATCCAAGATTCTCTTGCGTTATCTTGTTCCCTTCTTCTCATTTCTTATTTTTCAGATTAAGAACTTTTTGTCGGCATTAAGTAAAAGATTATTAAAATAATTACGATATGTCACATACAAAAGACGTACTTAACGCATTCAACAAATTTAACGATTTGCTTGAGAAAAAAGTTAAGTCTAAAATTACCCTAATGGGATTCTCAGATATTGATGAATACATTCCAACTGGTAATTATCTCCTAAATGCACAAATGTCCGGCTCAGTATTCGGCGGCTATCCAAATACACGAAGTATTGGGATTGCTGGTGATTCTGGTGCAGGTAAAACCTTCTTATGTTTAAACGCAGTTCGCGAATTACAAAAGAAAGGTTATTTAGTTTTTTATATTGATACTGAAGGTGCAATCGACCGCTCAGATTATGTAAAATTCGGAGTCGATCTAGATGGATTAAAGTATTTGCGTATGGGCTTAATCAGCGACGTTAAATTCTTTATTAACGACTTTATTGAAACAATGAGAGAAAATCCAGGATTGAAGCCAGCAATCTTCGTCGACTCAGTAGGTATGTTAGATACTGATAAGAGTAAACGAGATATGGATGCTGGTAAAAATGCTTCAGATATGGGTCTTCGTTCGAAAGAAATGAGATCACTTTTCAAATCATTTACTCTTGAACTTTCAAATCTTAAAGTTCCTTTTATCTTTACTAACCATACGTATGCTTCAATGGATCAATACACTCCAAAGGGTATGTCGGGCGGAGGAGGTCCGGAATTCTCTGCATCAATTATCTTGATGTTGAGTAAAGGAACTCTTCGTGATGAAGCAAAAACCACAACAGGAATTATCGTTCGCTCTAAAACTAAGAAAAATCGTTTAGCTAAACCGATCGATATTGAATTCCATATCTCTTTCCATAAGGGTATGAATCCATTTGTAGGACTAGAGCAATTTGTTAGTTGGGAAAATTGTGGAGTCGGTCGTGGTAAAAAATTAACTGAAAAGGAATTTTCTAAACTTAAACCTGCAGAGCAAGAAGATTGCTCTAAATTTGAAGTATCTGGAGAAACTTTCTATTTTATGCCAGGTAAACTTGCAAAAAATTATATTAGTCGTCACAATGGAGATGAAATTCCAGTAAAAGAATTTTTCTCAGCTAGATTATTCACAGAAGATGTTCTAAAAGAATTGGACGAGAAAATCATTAAACCAACATTCAAGTTTCCAGAAACACAAGACGGAATTGATATCCTTGAAAACGATGAACTTGAAAACCTAAATAATGATGAAGATTCGCTCTGATTTACCAATTAAATATTACTTAAATGTTTATAACGAAGAGAATTTGCAAGATGAATTGACAATTCTTTTTGACATAATACAGTACTTAACTAAAGTTATTCAAGCGAAGGACAAGGATCTTTCGCTTGAGAACTTTAAGTTCACATCCAAATCTATGAAATATATTTTCGGAGATAAGTTAAAAGATGAAACTTTTAAGCAAAATCTAGTTAAAAGATTAAAGAATCTGATTGCTACCGAAAATGTTTCAGTTACTGGAGAGACCATGAAGATTACAGAAAAAGGATTAACGAACTTTTATAAAATATAGATGATAGACTTTACCGAAAATATAGACTCGCTTGAAAAGATGGTGTGGAACTTTATTTTACATACCGATAATGATAATAATGAGCTTAAACCGAAAAGCCATGATTCATTAAGACGAGAAGAGTTGATAACTATGGTAAAGCCTTCATATTTCAATGAAGAAAATAGACAAGAATCCTTTAAGATCGCGTTAAAATTTTTTAGAGAATACGAAAAAATACCAAATCACAAGGAACTAAGAAGTTACTTGGAATTAACAAATGCAACAATAGATGATGAAGAATTTGATGACTTATATGCGTTCAATTTACGAGAGTATAATTATGACTATCTATACAAATACGTACGTTCTTTTATTTTGCTTAGAAATCTTAACCTTACTGTTTTTGATCTACTCACATATCTAAAAACTACTTCGATCGATCCTGAAAATATCGATAAGATCTCAGAAAAAGTAAGAAATGATATTAGCAGTAAACTCTCAGTTAATTTCTCTAGCGGAGACACTGGACTAAACTTCTTTAATCCAGAAGCACATATACAATTAGCTAAAAACGGAAGCCCTACCGGTTTTCCATTTTTAGATAAGTGTTTAGGCGGAGGATGGAACCCAAAATCTCTTGTAGTTTTTCAAGGTCGACCTAAGGTTGGTAAATCTATGGTTCTTGGAAATATTGCTGCTCGTTCGTTCCTAATCGGAAACGTAACTGGATTAGTAACGGTTGAATTACCAGAACGTCAATACATGAAACGTATTGGTTCAAATATTTTAAGTATTCCATCTGATGTATACTCTGGAATTACCGATGCAAAACACAGCCAATTAATTGGTGATAAAATTGCCGAATTAAAATCTTCTGGTAAATCTTGTGGAGAGTTAATAATTAAAGACTTTCCAACAGGTAGTGCAACTGCAATCGATATTGAAAATTACTTTTTACGTCTTGAAAGCAAGATGAACAAGCGATTTAAAGTTATTGTTGTCGATTACTTAAATCTATTACGCCCAATTAAAGATCAAAACGGTCTTTATGAAAAAATCAAGTGTATTTCTGAGGAATTACGTGGTGTTGCAATGAGAAATGAATGGTGTATTATTAGCGCTACTCAAATCAAACGAGAAGACATTGATAATTTTGACCTAGGTATGGATTCGGTTGCTGAATCCTTTGGTCTAATTCACACAGTTGATTCATTATTTGGATTGATGCGCAGTCCACTTGAAAGTAGAATGAAAATAAAAGCGATTGCAAATCGCGACAATGGATATGAAGAAAGTTATAAGTTCTACACAATGCATAAAGAATACTTTAGGCTAAGCGAAGAAGTAGGAACAAATAGCGAGTTTTATAGTGATGATGAAGAAGCTAGTAAATTAGCTGATTCTCTTCGTGATGAATATTCAAACTTAGAAGATTCAACCACTCCTTCTTCTCCAAAAACTGATGAAGATTATGATGACCTCTTCAATCAGATATAAAATAATTAATATCTAATGAGACCAAATGATGACGAACTTGAAAACATAAACGAGATTGAAGAAGAGGATGATGAAAACGTTCCCGCGATAGTCAGGGAAGACAAAATTTTTAATAATCGTTATAATACTGGCGATGGTCTGCCAGATTCAGACGAATATTCTTTATCGAGAGGAATCTCGGTTTCACGAGACTACTCAGATTCCTACTTACGAGATTTATACGAATATGAAAGTGAACTTGAGACTAAATTTATTTTAGACGCAATCTTTTCTTTCTTACAAAACGATCCTGAAATTTCAGAAATAATAACCCGATCCTCAACTGATCCGTTTGTGACTAAATCTAAATTTTCAAAGGAAGACGTTAATTTCATATTTAACAAGATTAACACAACGCTTGAGTTAAAATCTAATGTAATCATGTTTTATAGCCCAATTTATATTTTAGAAGTAATATCTTCTATTTCATCAATTGAGTACAAGAAGTTATTTGATATGTTAGAAACAGAGATTCAAGAACTCTTATTAACCGAATTAAATAAAAAGTATCAATTCCTTGATGGAAAGATGCACAAAAAAAAGATACACTAATGGCTTGGATTAAACTTACACACTCAACTGGAGTCGATTATCTAAATATCGATCAGGTTTACAAAATAGTGCAGACTGCAGCGACTGATCTTACTTTTTATGATGCAAATTCTATTTTGCCGACAACTTACGTATTTTCATCAGCTGCTGATCTTGCTGAAAATCTTGCAAAATTTGAGAGTATAACAAAAATTATTGACATCGATAAGCTAGCTCCACAAGGATGAAATTAAAAGATATTAGAAAAGTATTTGTACTTGGCGACCTTCACCTTGGTGTAAGAAATAACTCAATGGAATGGTCAGACATACAATCTGATTTTCTTCTTAATTTTTTCTTACAAAAGGTAGACGAAGAAGGATTTGATCCAGAAAGAGATATTCTTGTTCAAGTTGGTGATTGGAACCATATTCGAGAATCAACAAATGTTCGTATTCAAAATATTTCTTTACAGATAGCTAAGGTCTTGTCTGAAAAATTTAAACGCGGCATCTATCTTATTCTTGGAAACCATGACGTTTATTATAAAGATCGAACTGATACTCATTCTCTAAAAGGATATGATCTTATGTTCAAGAATTTCAATATCTTTGAAAAGCCAGAGATCTTGGAACTAAACTCACATAAGTTTTTAATGTTACCTTGGATAGAATCTGTACCTGAATTAAAAGAAACTGTAAAGTTATATGATTCCGCAAAATATATCTTTTGTCATGCTGATTTCAAAGGATTTAGTCTAACTAAAGCAACTAAACTTGAGCATGGACTAGAATATGATGATGTAAAGTCATTTAAACGAGTTTATTCAGGTCATATTCATATTCGTCAAGACAAAAACAATGTCCTATATGTTGGAACTCCATACGAAATGGACAGGGGAGATCGCGGAAACGCAAAAGGTTTTTATGTGCTTGATGTAAGTGGAGCGGATATAACTGAGAAATTTGTAGAAAATACCATTTCTCCAAAGCATATTAAACATGACATAATTGAGCTTCTTAACCTTAATACTGATGAGTTAAAAAAACTATTCTTCAATAATTTTGTGGATGTTACGATTGAATCTACGCTATCCGCTCGATTTCCAATAACCAAGTTTACTGAATTAGTTAAAGACTTTGGATATCGTCGACTTGAATTCTTTTCATATTCAGTCGAGCAGCTTAAAACAAAAAGTGAAGTTGAAATTGATTCAAACTATGAGTATAATATTTTTAGTATTCTTGAAGAAAAAATTAAAGAGTCGACCCATACTCCAGATCTTTCTAAACAAGTGATTGATCGATTTAAAGAGATATACGACGCATTACGAAATAATAAAAGTTACGAGCAGTGAGATTACTAGAATTTTCATATAAGAACATACTTTCGTATGGCAACTTATTACAGACTTTTAAATTTAAAGATGAAGCACAGCTTATCCTAGTCGAAGGCGAAAACGGCGCAGGAAAATCTTCAATAAAAGAAGCATTAACTGTTTCAATATATGGAAGATCTGCAATTCGTAAGATGAAAGATATTCCAAACTGGATTAATAAGAATGCATACACAAATGTCAAGTTTGTTACCAATTCTGGAGAATTTATTGAAATTGATCGAGGCATTGAACCTAATTTTAGCGATATTAAAATAAACAATGCCCAATTCAATCTTCCTGACAAGAGAAAAGTAGACGAGTTTATTGAGGAAGAACTTTCAAAAATTCCATTTTCAGTTTTTTGTAATACTATTAGTCTTTCGTTTGATGATTTTAAGTCCTTTGTTAATTTAACTCAATCTGATAAAAGAAAAATAGTCGACCGTATTTTTGGAATCGATATTTTAACTGATATGCGAGCAGTTGTTAAAGAAGATCTTAAACAAAACAAAAAAGATCTTGATATACTTGATTCTCAAATTGAAAGAAATACTACAACTCTTAATACTTCACTCGAACAACTTGCTAGTCTTCGAGAAAAACTAAGTAAAAAGAAAGAAACCCAATCTGAAGATATTTCAAGTAAGATTGAGACCAAGAAGAAAACAGTAGAGGAAGTCAAACAGCAGTACGCTGATTTAAAAAAAGATATTGAGTCTTTCCAAGCCACTCTTAATACTATTCGCGATGAAATGAGTACTTCTCGAGCGACTATTCAAGATTTAGCAAATAAACTTGCTCTATATCAAAAGAATAGGTGTCCGCACTGCTTAAACGATCTTACTTCAGAATCTTCTGTAAAAACAAAAGATGCAATTGAAGCTAAGAAAAAAGTAGTTGAAGACAAATTGCCTGCACTTAAAACATCTTTTACTGAAATTACTAATAAAATCACGGCATTAACTGAGGATCAAAATACTTCTAAATCTGAGTATTACGAATTGACTGCCGAGATTAAATTGCTTGAAGCTGAACTGCAAAAAACAGTAGAGGAACTTGGAGTGGATGAAACTGAATCTATCCAAACAATTATTGACTCGATCCAAACTGAATTACAAACAGATGGTGATTCTGCGCTTGAGAAAAGGGACCAAGCAAATTTATTTAATATTTTAGATGATTTGCTTTCTGATTCTGGAATCAAGAAAACTTTAATCGATAAAATAATTCCAACCCTAAATAATAGGATCAAAATTATTTCAGAGAGACTTGAATTTAAGTTTCAATTTGAGTTTGATAGTGATTTTAATCCAGTTATTTCTTACTTAGGGATGGATATCTCACCAGAGAGTCTATCTAGCGGTCAACGTAAGAAGATGAATATTATTGTGCTCCTAGCATTTATCGAAATTATTAAGATGAAGCATAGCCAACTGAACGTGCTTTTCCTAGATGAAATATTTAGTTCTCTCGATAAGAATAACGTTTATCGTGCGATCGAAATTCTTAAGGAGTACGCTGAAAAATATAAAATGACAATCTTTGTTGTGTCTCACGAATCCTTACCTGAAGAATTCTTTAATTCTAAGATTTTTGTAACTACACAAGACCACTTCTCAGAAATGAAAATAACCCAAATTGGAGCATAATGTACTCACTATTAATTTACGATCCAACTGATCAAATAAAAACCAAACCTGCACTTACAATCAAGATTGAGATTGCAAAAGATCGTCGCGATCTACTTAATCTTCTTTGTAAAAAAGAATGGGATACCATTATTACTTTTGGAGAAAAGGAATGGTCTCTACTTGAAAAACAACCCTATCATATTCGACATAAGTGGATACACTTAGATACCTTTCCAGGTGATCAGGATCTACTTGCTCAGGTACAACAAGTATATTATAATTACACTAAACTTGGTAGCTCAGATGTTCCCCTAGTTTCGATTTATACTCCTACCTATAATTCTAGAGAATTTATTCTGCAGACTGCCTCTTCTGTACAGATGCAAATTTGGCAAAACTGGGAATGGATTATTGTTGACGATGGTTCTACTGATGATACTGTTGCTCTACTTGAAATGTTACAGGATCCTCGTATAAAAATATTTAAGTTTCCAAATAGCGGTCGTATTGGATTTAATAAGGGTGCTGCTACTAGTTTAGCCAAAGGCGACTATCTAGTTGAGTTAGACCACGATGATTTTCTTACAGTCAATGCACTAGATAAAGTAGTTAAGACTTTTACTGAAAATCCAGATGCAGGAATGGTCTATTCAAACTGTGCAGAGTGGTGGCAAGGCACAGATCAGAGTAATACTTATAATGCCACTTATTGGCGATATCGCGATGTTGAATGGAACGGAATCACCCTAAAGGAGGGTTTATGTCATGATGTAATGGGCAAGTGTGAACTTGAAAATGGATCAGACTGGGTAATCAATAATATGCCAATTTGTCCAAACCACTTGCGTGCATTTAGAGCAAGTACTCTTCGTGAAATCGGAGGCTACCGTAACCTAGTATGGGCAGATGATTATGACGTAATGCTACGTATGTTTATCCACAGTAGAATACATCATATTGATGAGATGTTATATGTACAAAGATTTGGTACAAATACTTGGACAAAAAATGCCAGTCTCTTGTGGCCATGTTTTGCTAAAATTAAAGAAAATTATCGGGATCAACTTACAGCGCGCTTTGCTGAACTTGAAAATATTATCCAATTACCACTCTAGTTTGTATTTGATAATATTTATTTTTTAGGTAAGCCTAAAAAAAGTTTAGGTGTGTCTAAATTATGGTTTTAATTTTAAGAAAACACCCCATGCACTATCACCACTATTTGCTAGTGTTATTGAAACTACCAAATATTTATTTGTTGTAAAATCTGGTGTTATTGTAGATGGTGCTGTAGTAGATGAAACCCCAACATCTATCAATGAGGTTGAACTTGTTGGCAGTATTCTAGTTCCCGCACCTGTACCATCTTTCTTTTTAATATTGATGTATCTTTGGACTGTTGCATTTCTTGTAGTAGCACCTAATGCAGTACTTTGAAAAACTAATATAGGACTGCCAGATAAATTAGGAGTAGAATTTATATACATTTTTAATGTTATAGCTCCACCACTTCCTGTTTTTTCTATTTTAAAAGATGAATCTAATGAAAGATTATCCGTGATAAGCGAACTATTTATTAGTTCAGCATAAGTAACCGATTCAGCTGTAGTTCCTGTTATTACCGTTCCATCTGCCCCTTGATTTATTATAGGTAATAAAAAAGTTAAACCTAAATTTGCTCTAGCAACTGAAACACTTGTTAAATCACTTAGATTATTAGTAGGGTTTAGAGGGATATATCCTAATGCATTTTGTTTTCCATTAAATGTACTCCAATCTGTAGAACTTAATACACCTCTATTAGTAGCAGATGCAGTAGGTAAATTTAATGTATGAGTAGTTCCAACAGAACTAACTGCAAAGTCAGTTCCACTTGTACCTGTAACTATTGTTTGTGATGCACCCGTAAGAGAATTAATAGCAGTTATACCTGTTCCTGCCATAATTCCTGACTGTTGGGTAACTGTCATAATAACTGATGCAGCAGAAGGTGGAGGAGAACCTGCTGCATAGAACTGCATAGTTACATTAGTGTGGTTGTTTGTACTCCAAACTAATTCATAATATTGTCCTGCTACAACACTTAGTACATAATTCCAACTTGTTATTACATGTCCTTCATTTCCTACACCTGCTGCTCTTCTTTTTGGAATTTGAACAAATCCTGATGACCCTGTTACATCTGTTCCATTTAGCCTCAACCAAATAGTTACGTTATGTTCTGCATTATCAATATTTTGAAACTGAGAACTAAACTGTATGTTATATATACCTGTATTTGCAAATGTTATTCTTGTAGGATCACCACTTCCATTATTAACAATTGATATACCATTTGGAGTAATATCAGCTATTTCAAATCTCATAGGGTATCCCACATTACTAGCAGCAGCAGTTTGTGTTGTATCTGTCTGCCAAGCTCCATAATATCCTAATGGTGTAGGAGTACTCTGTGGACCTTGTGGACCTTGGTCTCCCTGTGGACCTTGAGTACCCTGGTCTCCTTGTGGACCTTGAGTACCTTGGTCTCCCTGTGGACCTTGTGCTCCTTGGTCTCCTTGTGGACCTTGAGTACCCTGGTCTCCTTGTGGACCTTGAGTACCTTGGTCTCCCTGTGGACCTTGAGTACCTTGGTCTCCCTGTGGACCTTGCGGGCCTTGATTACCAGCTGGTCCTTGTGGACCTTGAGTACCTTGGTCTCCCTGTGGACCTTGAGTACCTTGGTCTCCCTGTGGACCTTGAGTACCCTGTGGACCTTGCGGGCCCTGGTTACCAGCTGGTCCTTGCGGACCTTGATTACCCTGAGTTCCCTGTGGACCCTGCGGTCCTTGTGGCCCTCCTCCACCTCCTCCACCTTCAAGAACAATAATGTTTCCAAAATGATCCATTTTAGACAAATAACCTAAATTATTCGAATCGAACCCAATTAGGAATGTCCCAACTGGTATTTTATCGTAGTCGATGGTAGAAAAATCAATTAAAGGGTATATTGAGGTAGTTGCCACTAAAGTCAGTAAGTGTTTATTATATTTATTCAAAAATAAAAACTTTCGACACAGTCTTGTGTATAAAAATAGAAAGCAAAATATGAAAGTATACCAAGCTGAAGATTTTTCAACTCTATATCAGTCAAGTTTAGCTGACTTGATGCGAAATCCTGAATATGAAACTAAGCCTAGGGATTTAAAGATCAGAGAAAACACGAATGTTGCTCTAGTTTTAGAAAATCCTCTTTCTTGTCTCTATTCTAATGATTCTAGATCGTCTCAGCGAAAATACATTGCCGCAGAATTGATATGGTATTTTATGGGAAGAAATGATGTTGAATATATTAAAAAATACGCAAAGTTTTGGGAATCAATCCAAAACGAGGACGGTACTGTTAATTCGTCATATGGCAATTTGCTTTTTACCAATAAAAACCGATTTGGTCATACTCAATATGAATGGGCATATAATTCCCTAGTTAAAGATAAAGATTCTCGTCAAGCGATTCTTCATTTTAATTTACCAGAGCATCAGTATACTACAAATAAAGATTTTGTATGCACGATGTATGGAATCTTCCAAATCCGAGATAATAAACTTAACTTCACAGTTTCAATGCGAAGCAACGATGTTATTTGGGGTCTGCCTACTGATATCGCATTTTTTGCAATCTTACAGAGTCAATTGCATACTCACTTAAAATCTACATATCCTGCTCTTGAACTTGGTTCATATACGCATATCGCAAATTCATTCCATATCTACGAACATCATTTTGATGCAGTAGAAAAAATGTTAGCTTGTGATTTTACAAGAGAAGAAATTCCAAGCATAGGCAATAATTTAATTACTACAAGCGGCACACCAACTTCAGAACTTAATGTGTTATTCCATAACACTCAAGACGATCATGAATTATTCGCAGATCCTTTATTTAAGTGGATTTGTTCAAATATAAAATAAGATGATAAAATACATTAAACCTTTCACCACTAGATTAATCACAGTTTTATTAACGGCATTAATCTGTTTTTTAGCATTTAAGATTTGTACTCTTGAAGAAGTATTCGATGTGCAGATTACTTATGTGCAATGGCTAGGAATTTCTACAATTTCTGTGCTCCTATTTACTCAACCAGTTAGCGATAAAAAAGAATGACTCAAAAAGATTTAAAATATCACAAGACTTATTTAAAGATGGCAATGGAGTGGTCAACACTCTCTTGTTGTAGTCGCAAAAAAGTTGGTGCAATTATCGTAAAAGACGGAATGATTATCTCAGACGGATTTAACGGTACACCAAAAGGTTTTCCAAACGACTGTGAAGACGCAAATGGCAATACGTATTGGTATGTTTTACATGCTGAAGCTAATGCTATCTTAAAGGTTGCAAAATCTTCTCAAAGTACAGACGGAGCAACCTTGTACGTAACTTACTCTCCATGTAAAGACTGTTCTAAACTTATAGTTCAGTCTGGAATCAAGAGAGTCATTTACGGCGAAGAATATCGAGATGTTGCCGGACTAGTTATCTTACGAGAAGCTGGAGTCGATATTTTAAAATTAGACATATAATATGGAAGACCGCCAAGTTTCAATAGTTTTCGTTAAAGAATACAAGAATTTTATTAGTGCTTTTGAAAAAAAGAACAAGGAAGATTATGTATTGAACGTTAGTAAAATTATCAAAGACAAATTCAATACTAAGTTTATTGTGCCTAATAAAGTACAGTCTTTTCTTCTCAATTATGAGATTAAGAAATTATTAGATAAGGCAATCAATATTAAAAACAAAAAGTATCGTCGAGTAGTTTATCTAAATTCTAACTTGTCTGCGTCAATTATCCTAAATACAATTGATTTTGTAGAAGAAGAATATTCAGAACTTGCCTTTTCTTACTTTTTAATTGAGTCTAAATCTCTAGACGAACCTCAAATTAATATAATTGACAAATTAACTAAAATAAAAATATAAGCATAATTAAAATCTTTTCTGCTTGGGTAAAATCCCTAAATGAGTCTTCAAAAAGCACCTACGATTACGGATGTGCAATGGTGCATTACAATATGCCTCAAAATCAACTAAATTAAAAAGTTTATGAAAAAATTAATATTTTTAATAGTAATACAAGCAAATATATATAGCCAACCTAAACTTAAAGAAATATATGATTATATGGTTGAAAAAGAATGTATTTATCCAGAAATACATTTAAAAGTAATTGTCCTTGAAACAGGATGGTTAAAATATGGAGGTAATAACCTGTGTGGTTGGAATCCTAATCCTGGATTTAAACATTGGAAAGAATGTATTGACTATTTAAAAAATTGGCAAGATACACATTTTACCAACCATGTTAAAGAAGAGCATAATAATAATACAGAATGTGATTATTATCATTTTTTAAGATGGAGAGGTTATAAAACAGGAAAAAAGCATCATCCAAAAGAAACAGGTTATACCGACTATTTAAAGAGAATTAAAATTAATTTAGAATGAAAATAGGATCTATAGTAGAATCGGTAGATGATTCTAATTGGAAAATAGCGCATGATGATAATATCAATCCTGCAAAAGGTGTAAATTCGGATATATCAAAAAAGGAAAAGGTCAACGTTATGCTGACCTTTTTAAAAATGAGTCTTATTTAGTGACTCCTAAGAAATTAGTTTATTCAATGCCTAGTGGAGATAAGCGTGAAGTTGAACTTTAGTATTCGTCTTCTTCCTCTTCGTCTTCTTCAGTCTCAAAAGATTTTAACAATCTTTCAGCCGCTTTTACACTAGTCGTATCTGTTGGAGCTTCTTCTTCCTCTTCTTCAAATTCGTCTTCTTCTTTTTCACGAGGTTCGTTAAATCTATAGAAGTCATCTTCTCCACCGTCAGTATCTTCTTCCCAATCTTCCATGTCCTCAGTTGGTTCGCTTGAGTTTGGTTCAAAGATCTTTTTGTATTTCGTGTCATCCATTACTGGAGCATCTGGCATAATGTACAACTTTCTTGCTTTAACATCAACAAAAGCAACCAAATCACCATCTGCATCTAGATAATCTACTCGAGATCCGTCTTTGCTTCTATAAAAGCTATCAAAATCAATTCGTGCTTGCATTAACTTATCTTCAGCATCGCCGATTGCATCACCATCGCTTTTTCCACGTAATCCCATTTTAGTCGCATCATCTGGATTTACTCCCATTGACTCTGCTTGGTCATAATATTCATTAACGAATTGTTTAAATGAAGTATGCGACAGTCCTTCGTTTGCAGCCTTTCCAACCATTACTACTGGAATACCCATGTGATCGTAAGAATCAGGATAGTTCATTGGTTTCTTCTTTTCTTGCTTATATACAAGATCATTGCTCATGGCTTTGTAGGTAGGGTTATACACCTCATGCTTAAACGCTGGGTGGCGATCTACCACTCTTTGAAATCCATCTAATTTTGGATTATCATTTACCTTTTTACCGCTTTTATCACGGTACATTTTTGCAGAGCTAGGTCCACCGAATCCCGGTTTTTTAAGATCCATGTAGTTATCAAAACTCATAATATCTCGACGATGTACATTAAACATTTCCATTTCTATAATAGTATTTTTATTAAACGCGGATTTCTCCAATACGAGTTTCTTTCCAAGCATCTGCTCTAAATGTAGCAGTAACTTCATATAGACCATTTGCAGTATAGTTTAAGTCCATTGGAGTTAACCCGCCGTTTGGAATACATGGAGTAAATCTAAACTCTCTGAAAATATCACCAGCTTTATTGAATACTGCTACGTAAATTTGACCATAGTAGTCTTTCTTTAACCCTTGTCTGCCAGTCAATGGATCGTATGCAAGATCAAACCATCCTCTTAAGATGTTATAGATATACATATTATTTTCTTCATTTAAGTTGACAGAAAACTTAATACCTAAATCTGCAATTGTCTCTTTTGGAATTGCTCCAGAGTAAGAACGTTTTGCAAACTTATAAGTTTGAGTAACAGTCTCAGGTGCAGTTAACTCTGGCAAACCTTTGATCTCCATAACGTGCTCAACTAGTAAGTCAACATTATCTGTAATGCTTGCAGGAGGTGTAATAACTACTTCGAACTGGTTTAAGAAAACAGGTTCGTAATAATTTGTTGCTGCTCTTGAATTATCCCAATGTGGTAAACCGGCCATTTTATTGTGATTATTTTATTTTATTTATTTGATTAAGCAGTAGGTTTGACCTCTGCATCTTTTGTTGTATCTTCAATTGTAAAAAGATTATCATAATCTACTGCTGCTCCTGCTGAAACCATGGTAGATCTATGAGAATACGTATCGATTGCAACCGATTCTCCAGTGAATTCCAAAATCAGAGACGGCACAATTGTTCTAAAAACGATATCTTCAATATTTTCAACATCGTCTCTTTCCTTTATACGAGAAATCGGCTCGTCTCCAGAATTGTCTAAACTAATTGAAGTAGTTCCGTCTACTGTCACTTTAAATTTATCCCATGTTCCAGTAGGTTGACCGTCTAAGGTATCGACCATTCCAGTAGAAAGTTTTAAGGTGATTTGAGGACGACCTGAATTTAAACCACTAGTTGAAACTTCTCTTAGCACAATATGGTCAGTCGTTAGGGAAGCTTCGAAATAAGTATTTTTAAAATGCTTTTCGTTTAATTCCTTTATTTTAACTGCTGATATTCCAGTTCCAGAGCTAACAAGATTTAAGAGCTCAACTCCATATTCTGGTTTAAGTCTTTTCTTAAGTGCTTCACTGGCCAATTCGAATTTTCTCTTTAAGATATTAACTTCACTTAAGATAACATACGAAGAGGTAGCATAACCTTCCTTAAACTTCATGTCTGGGAAAACATCGACTTGGTGAAGAACACAATTAATTTTTTTAGGATCAATCTTAGTTTCACCATTATCAATTTCCCATTTTACATCGTGACTAACAATAGCTTGAAAGACGAAACCTCCGTCCTTTGCACTAGCTTCGTCACCATATTTTTCAAAAAGTTTAGTCATTACGCTTGTTTACGGTCTCTTGTTCTTTTGTAATTCTTCCAAATCTCGTTGTAGATATTACATGAAGCCCCTAAAAAGTTAATAATTCCGACATACTTTTTCTTGTCCTCACCGTCCATGTTTGCAATTTTAACTCCAAGTTTCTTTGCATCATTTACAGTAAGTTCTTCGTCGTCTTCTTTACCGACTAATTTTTTAAGGTCTCCCTTCTTTTCGTACAGAGCGAACTTATTAAAGCTCTCAATTGCTTTATTCATGTATAAGTGAATTATTTAGAGCTAACTACGTTCTTCTTCTTCACAGTGCTTAAATACTCTTTAGTGTATTTGTCAATGTGAGGAGTGCCTTTACCTTTAACAGGTCCTTCTGCCAATTCTTGTTTAACTTTTGCAGTACCAGTAGCGCTTTTGTCTGCTACATTAGCTTTTCCACTGTATCCAGCAGCTGCTTTTTTGAAAGCTGACATGAATTGATTGTAGTTCATTACAGGATTACTCATTTTGTCCTAGATTTTTTTATTATTTATCTTTATGTTGTAGGATTTTTTTAGTATTGTTTATTAGAGATAGATCAATTTTAACAATATGCCAGAATTAGCAGAGATAAAAATAATGTCAGAATACATCAACAATGTATGTCACGGTGAAGACTTTACAAGCATCGGTGTTTCACCGGAGGTTGCAAAAAGACTTTCTTTGGTCCAGCCGACTGAACTACAGATATTTGATATTTCGGCTGAGTCTAGAGGTAAAGAACTACTCTTAACTCTAACTTCAGGCATTGACAAATATCAACTATCTGTCTCAATGGGCATGTCTGGTCACTGGGTTCTATATAAAGGCTGGACTGCTCCAAAGCACACTCACCTTAAATTTAGAACGGTTTCGGGTAATTCACTATGTCTGGTAGATGCTCGTCGTTTTGCCAAATGGAAATGGAGCACAGGCTGGTCGCCAAATCGAGGACCCTGCCCAGTTACCCAATTTGACCAATTTAAGGAAAATATCTGCCAATCCTTTAGTAAAAAAGCATTTAGCAAGCCAATTCATCTTGTGCTCATGGATCAACGCTATTTCAATGGTATAGGAAATTATTTACGTGCTGAAATATTATACAGGGCAAATCAGGATCCCTTCGAGGAGGCTCGTACCGCTCTTACTAATAATCCAGAAATCCTAAGATTATGTAGTACTATTCCATTTGAAGCCTATCTTATTGGAGGAGGTCAGCTTAAAGACTGGTCCAATCCATTCGATGTTCCACCAGATGGATTTAATTCTTGGATTAAGTGTTATGGCAGATCTGACCGATCTATTGTTGATAAAAACGGTCGAACTTTTTGGTATTATCAATCCCAGTGTAAATAATTATGCATACAGTAATTGTAAAAATAAAAGTTAAAGCAAAAGACGAGTCAAAACTTCCAGACTGGGGGTTAGGCAAGGGTATCCTGGCCGAGCAAGAGGTTGAGTTATTGGAAAAGGTAACCGAAAGTAATAAACTCAGACTTGCTTACAAACTTGAGGAAGTCTATTCCGAACTATTAGCATCTACATTAGAAACAATAATCGAAATAAAAGATGAAGGGAAAACTACATAAAACAATAGATGGTTGGGTGGTAAAGTATCACAAATATGATATGACTAACCCATCTGTACCGGGTACCAAATTTGCTGAAGATTGCTTTGGACAATATCCTCTAATCGACAATGGTCATATAGATGGACTAAAGTTGTATGCCTCTAATGAAGGACTAGAAGTAGAGTTTGAGATTATTGATCATTTTGATAATAATGGACCTGAACATTTCAAAAAATTTGCTAAAATTATAATATGAAACGATTACTATGGTTAGACGATATTCGAGATCCTTTTACTCCCATTGAAAATGACGGTGGGTCATGGCTAATATTTAGCCCAATTGAACAGCCTTATACTGCATATTGGGTAAAATCCTATCGAGAATTTGTGGATTGGATTAAATTCAATGGATTGCCAGATGCAATCTGTTTTGACCACGACTTAGGAATGGAGGTTGCGCTTAAAGCTAGGGAAAAGGGCATGTCTAAACGTGAATCTAGGAAACTAAAGCAGAAAGAGATGACTGGAATGGATTGCGCAAAATGGTTAGTTGATTACTGCATTGCTAACCAATTGACTTTACCGTTGTATAATATACAGTCAGCCAATCCAGTCGGTAAAGAAAATATCGATGGATTACTTAAAAATTTTATAAAACATCAAGATGGCAACATATAAGGAACCGAAATGGACATTTTACTTGTATAAAAATTATGCATTCACATGGAAACCGCATTACAGTCACCTAAGAGAACTATTATGGAAAGATAAATATGACTCTCCGCGTTGTGAACTAGAACCATATTATAGATTTGAATGGTTATGGTGGGGATTCAGAGCACAGCAAGGAACTGATGATGAATGGGAACAGTGGTTATGGGTACACAAATATCACGATGGTGATGTAGAGAAAGCGAAACAAACTTGGGGTTGGATAGATTATAATACAAAAAAAAATACTTGGAACGATGAATATGGCAACTAGAACACAAAGAGAAGAATTTACAATGGTCGCAATCCTCAAGCAGCTTGAGATTGCAGGTGTTGACCCTACTGTGTTGTCCCAAGACAAAGAGTGGTTTAGTAACAATACTATCACAAAAGAACAGCACGATGAATGGAAAAAGTGGTTTATTGCCGAGGCCAGAAAGACATTTAAGATGAACAAGAAACTAGTAGAACGTGAGTTTCAGTGGTTTAACTTGTCATATGGTTTACGTGACGCCGATCCTATAAAATAATTAATTTTTAAAACTGCTGCGAGTTCTCGTAGTAAATATTACATGGCAGAAATAAAATTGGAGTTCACTCCTAGAAAACAGCAGGAAGAAATACTTCAGTTTACCAAAGATTCCATTGCAGATGGCAAAAAATTCGTAATGATTGATGCCCCAACTGGAGTAGGAAAATCTTATGCGGCCATCATGATCGCAGATTGGTATCGACGTGAAATTAATAAGAGAGCAAGAGTTGATATTATTACAAACACCAAACTCTTACAGGATCAATACGTTAGAGACTTTAGTTTTGCAGCAAATCTAAAGGGTAAAAACAACTATTGGTGTCGCCGTCAAAACATGGGTTGCGGCGATGCACAAATTCTAAATAAATCTACTGAAAAGAAATGTGAAGCATGTCCGCATAAAATTGCACAGGGTTACTTTCTTAAAAATCCACTTAGTTTAACTAACTTCCATCTCATCACTTCATATGCAATGTATTCTCCAGATATGATGGCAGAACGCAATTCAAAGCTGCTAATTATTGATGAAGCTCATTCTTTTGAAGAGGCATTTTGTGATTTTATCGCATCCTCTTTTTCTGAAAGAAGCTTAAAGGCTCTCGATATTTGGCAAAACTGGATGGAACGCGATCTCGATAGTATTACTTCAATTCGAGAACTTTCCGAATATGTTGCTAGAGTAATTGTGCCACTATTAGATTCGAAGGCTGCAACTCTTTTAGAAGATGCAAAGGAAACCAGAAGTCGAGCCAAAAAACTTGACTTAATTAAAAAAGCAGATCATGCAGATAAATCAATGTGTAAATACAATCGATTTATCAAAGACCATAAAAACTATGCAACCAACTGGACTTTTGAAAAAGATCTAGATCAATATGGAAAAACCCGAATCTTAGTTGAACCTATTTGGGGAAATCTCTATCTTAAGGAAATGTTTTGGGATACTTATGACCATGTAATCCTAATGTCGGGTACTCTCCTAAATCGCGAACTTATTTCCTTTATGATGGGAATCGAAGACGAAGAGTCCGCATATATTGCTCTTCCTTGCCCTTTTGAAGCTGAGAAGCGACCTGTGATTTATCTAAAATTCGGCAAAATGTCCTATTACAACAAGAAGGAAAGTTTTGCACGAGCAGTTCCAATTATTTCTAAAATTCTAGAAAAAAACGGTGAACATAAAGGAATTATCCATACTGCAAATTATGAGTTCAGCAATTGGATTAAGAGTTCAATAAAAGATAAGCGACTTATTTTTCATGATTCACAAACTAGAGAAAAAAGTTTAACTGAACATTTAACTTCTAAGCTAGAAACTGTATTAGTATCTCCATCGATGATTAATGGAGTTGACTTAAAAGATGATTATTCTCGTTTTCAAGTAATTTTAAAAGTACCTTTTCCGAATTTGGTGAGTACAAAAATAAAAAAGAGACTTGAAACCAGACCAGATTGGTATAATTGGAAAACGCTAATCGATCTCTTGCAATCATATGGTAGATCTATTAGAAATGACGAGGACTGGGCAGAGACTTATATTTTGGACGAGTGCTTCGACCAAATATTAAATAATAAGACAGTGCCTCAATATTTTTTAGATGCGCTTAAAGTAAAAAAATTACCTAAAAAGTAATATGGCAAAAACAAAAGGAATAGAAGACAAGTACCAAAAACTAACGGACGTCGAGCACGTATTGCTCCGTCCATTTATGTATATTGGTTCAATCTCACCCCATACTGGAGATCAATACTTGTTTGACGGTGAAAAAGTTTGGAACGAAGAGATTACTTATAACCCCGGTTTTATTAAATTATTTGATGAAATTATTTCAAACTCAGTCGACGAACATCGTCGTAACTCAAAATTAAATGAGATCAAAGTAACGCTTAACCTAGACACTAGTGAAATTTCAATTTGGGATAATGGTGGAATTCCAGTAGAAAAACACCCAGTCCACAAAGAGTGGATTCCCGAAATGATCTTTTCAAATCTTAAGGCAGGTTCAAATTTTGATGATACTGAACAGCGTACTGTTGCTGGAACAAATGGCGTAGGTTCTACCCTAACTAATATTTTCAGTAAAAAGTTTGTAGTTTCAACTTGCGATGGAAAAAATAGATTCGATCAAGAGTTTACTAACAACATGCACAAACGCAGTAAGGCAAGCGTTTCTCCAGCAAAACGCGGATTTACTGAAATTACGTATATTCCAGATTTAGAAAGATTTAAGATGCGTGGAATCGATGAAAAGTCGTTTCAGATCATCTTTAAACGCTGCTTAGATGTTGCTGCCTGTAATAATAAGCTTACTGTTAAGTTTACTAAAATAAAAGATGGTGCTTCCACTAATTCGACCTTAAAATTTAAGACATTCGAAGAATATATCAAGCTTTATACTCAAGAATTCTTTTATGAAGAGTCAAAAGATTGGAAAATTGGCTTTGCAAAATCAGAAAACGGCTTTGCAAACGTAAGTTTTGTCAATTCAGTACATACTAAAGACGGTGGAACCCACGTTGAATATATTGTCAATCAATTGATCGCTCAATTGCGTGAAATGATTAAGAAAAAGCACAAAGTTGAGGTAAAACCAAGTGATATTCGTAATTATATGTCAATTTTTATTGATTGTACAGTAATTAATTCATCATTTAGTTCTCAAACAAAAGAAAAGCTTATTACTGAACCTAAAGATTTTGCAACTCGACATGAAGTAAGCGATAAAATCGCAAAACTTGTCTTTAAATCAGAAATAGTTGCTTCAGTTTTAGATTGGGTAGAGAAAAAAGCGCTTGCTCAAGAGAGGGCCGAACTTCGAAAACTAAATAGTACTCTAGACAAGACGAAAATTCCAAAATTGATTGATGCACAACGCAAAGGCGATCGTGGTCCTTGTATTTTAGGAATTTATGAAGGATTATCTGCACTTTCTGCAGTTCGAAAGTTTAGAGATACTCAAACACAAGGAGCCTTTCCACTAAAAGGAAAATTCCTCAATGTTAGTGAGATGAAGAGCGCTGAAATTATTAAAAACGATGAAGCTGTGCAGTTAATGGCTTCTTTAGGTTTAAAATTAGGTGAAGAACCAAAGGGATTACGTTATGGTAGAATTTATATTTACACAGATGCTGATCCTGATGGAAATTCTATCGCTGCACTACTAATAAATTTCTTTAATCGCTTTTGGCCTGAGCTTTTTGATCAGGGAAGAATCTATAAAGTAATGACTCCATTGGTTGTTGCAAAAAAAGGAAAAGAATCACTAAATTTTTATACGAATGACGAGTTTGAAAAGTGGTCCGCTAAAAATAAAGCTAACGCTTGGAATATTGAATATAAAAAGGGATTAGCGGCGTTAGAGGATTTAGAATATGAAGAAATTATCCGAAATCCCAAAACCGTTCAGATTAAAAATGATAAAGAATACAAAGATTCGTTAAATGCATGGTTTGGAGCTGACTCTGCACCTAGAAAAGAGCGAATCTTAAATAAACCAGAATAGCATGACGTTTAACAAATTTAAAACACTAGCTGACCTCATGGTTGCTCAAAATCAAAAGGTTTCAGCAGCATATAAATTAAATATCGATCTTTTGGATTTTAATAATTCACAAGATGTACTTATCTCAAATTTATGGTCTTATATACTCACAGATCATGGAAAAGATTGGTTTGACTGGTTCATGTATGAGAAAAATTATATTCACGATGGCATAGGTAATTCATTAACTGCTACCGATGATGGAAAGCCAATTTGTGAAGATCTACAAGGACTTTATGATTACCTAGTAGAAAACAATTATTTTAAAATACCAGTAGAAGATGCAAAAACAAGAAATTAAATCAGTCACACAGTATCTTGATCAAGATTATAGAGAATATGCAGTATACGTTGTTGAAGAGCGTGCAATTCCATCAGTAATTGATGGATTTAAACCAACTCAGCGCAAAGTAATTTTCGTTGCTGATAAAGTTTGGAGAAACGGCGGAGAAAAACCGCTTAAGATATTTCAATTAGCCGGTAAGGTTGCATCTGATGCGCATTACCACCATGGAGACGGCAGTTTAAATGGTGCAATCGTAGGTATGGCTCAAAAATTCAAGAACTCAATGCCAGTACTTGAAGAAATAGGACAATTCGGTTCCCTACGTTCTCCTGAAGCGGGTGCGCCGCGTTATATTTCAACTAAATTACATAAGAACTTTAGATTGCTCTATATGGATTTTGAACTGCTTACTTCTCGTTATGAAGAGGGTAATGAAATTGAACCTAGTTATTTTTTACCAATTATTCCAACTGTTCTCTTAAATGGAGGTAGTGGAATTGCTGTAGGTTTCGCAACAAATATCCTAAATCGAAATCCTCTTGATCTAATCGATGCCTGTATTAAAGAATTAGATGGAAAAAAATACAAGGAACCTACTCCATGGTATAATGGATTTTCTGGCGAATGTATTAAGGATCCAAATAGTAATGCATGGCTGTTTAGAGGAAAATATGAAGTTAAGAATACAACTACATTGGATGTTACTGAATTACCGCCATCTATGACTTATGAAAAGTTTGACTCTCACCTAATTTCTTTAGAAGAGACCAGACGACTTACTGGTTATGACAACAACTGTAAAGCTAATGTAAATTATGTGCTTAAATTTAGAAGAGAAGATCTTAAGTCTCTTCAGGATAGTGATAGACTTGATCGCTTCCTAAAAATGGAAGAAAAACAGAGCGAAAACTTTACAGTGTTGGACGAAAACGGTAACCTTAAGATCTTTGAAAGTGCAACCCAAATTATCCAGTATTTCGTAAAATTCCGTCTAACTTACTATATTAAACGCAAGGAATACTTAATCAATAAACTTAATCAGGAGCTCTTATTACTTTCAAACAAGGCCCAATTCATTAAGATGATTATTGACGGTAAATTAAAAATCAATAATGTTCCGCGTAAGCAAATTATCCTAGCTTTAGAAACTGCCGATTTTGATGAAATCAATGGTTCCTATAACTATTTGCTTTCCCTGCCGATTCATACCTTAACTAAGGAAACATATGAAGATCTCTTAGGTGATACCCATGCAAAAGAGAATGAATTAGAATCTACTAAAGCAAAGGATACGACCCAGATGTACAGAGATGACCTTCAGGAACTTCGCAAAGCTTTAATTAAATCATATTAACTCTAATAACTGAATGAACCAGGGAAAATTCAGGATATACCGAAACCTACATAAGAAGTGTTTCAGTATACTAAAGTACGATAAATCTAAAGGAGGATATAGACTCTATGCACACGAAGAAGAACTCTTTTTGCCATGGGCAGATTTTAAAGTCTATGAAACTGGTAGAAAAAGGGTGCTTGCCGAGGGTCGAAAAAACGTGCATGCATTTATCCTTTGCGATCGCTATACAACTCAACTTCCAAAACGCAAATCAATAGCCGATGTATATTATAATCCATATTCGTGTGATTCTTTTATTCGAACTGATCACCGCACTCCAATCTTTGACTCACCAAATGTTATCTTAAAAAACTCAAAATGCAGCATACTATCATGAAACACGCACTCACTTACGACGATATCCAACTCGTTCCTAATTTTTCAAAAATTAATTCACGAACTGAAATTTCTCTTAGAACCCCACTTACTACTAACTATTCAATGTTGATGCCGTTAATTGCATCCCCAATGGACACTGTATGTGAATTTGAAATGGCATATAAAATGTTTATCTTAGGTGGAGCCGGCTGTATTCATCGCTTTATGAGTGCAGAGAACCAGTCAAAATTAATAGAGAAACTATCCGCCGCTGTATATGGTGGATATGGACATAATTATATTGATTTCGGTTGGGACGGCACTGTGCCTATTGTTGCTGCTATTGGGGTGAATGGTGCAGAGGATCGAGATCGTGCAGAAAAATTAGTTGCAGCTGGTGCAAATGTCCTAGTGATTGACGTTGCACACGGACACCATCAAAAGGTTATTGATATGCTTAAATGGTGTAAAGATAAATTTAATAGTGGCGCAGATATTATTGCTGGTAATATTGCAACTGCGCAAGCTGCAATTGATTTACAGGAAGCTGGTGCAGATGGTTTACGTGTTGGAATCGGTGGAGGATCACTGTGTACTACTCGAATCAAAACTGGATTCGGCGTGCCAAATGTTTCCTGTATTGAAGAGATTTCAAATGTAGCACTCGTGCCCGTAATGGCAGATGGAGGAGTCAGAACGAGTGGTGATATTGCAAAAGCCCTAGCAGTCGGCGCAAATTGTGTAATGTTAGGTTCCTTACTTGCGGGAACTGACGAATCTCCTGGTCAAATTATTGAAAAAACAAATGGTCTCTATAAGAGATATCGGGGTTCTGCTTCGCTTGAAACTAAAGTTGCACACGGACGAGCTGCTCGAAATGTAGAGGGCGAGTCTACTGTTATTCCATATAAAGGTGGCACTAAATTTATAGTTAATGGTCTTTTAGATGGGGTTCGTTCTGCGCTTTCCTATGCTGGTGCAACTAACCTACATGAATATTATCCAGAATATGTAATAGTTACTAATGCTGGAATAAATGAGGCAAAACCTCACCTTTTGTGAAACCTGAGTATTTTTCTTTGTATAATTTAATTAAACATTCAAACAATGGCAGAATTTTCTAAGCAGTGGTGTGAAATCCACGATGAAACAGGAATAGGATCAGATTTCGATATTCATGAAATCGCAGACGGTCTTCCGAACGAACACTATACCTCAATTATTTGTGAAGGATTTGGTTTCGTTGCAGTTGCAAAAGATATTAATGGAAATATTTTACTTGCATTTCCAGTAGAACCCGAAGAGGGAGAAGACCCTTTAGAAGAAGGAATGACTCAAGTATTGTGGAAATCTTATGAAGAAGTAGTAAAATGAAAACACTAATCACTAGTTTGTTATTGTTGGTCAGCGGAGTAATTTCGGCACAAGTGGATCAAACAAAGAAACCGCTCGTAAACGAGTATACAGTTTCTACCCCAGCAAAAGACAGTTTATTCATCTTAGATTGTGAAGCCGGCCGCAGAATGCGTGAAATCTGGCAAAAGGATCCTGAAGATAATGGATATTGCCCAATTATTGTAATGGTATCTGATCTTACCCCAATCAAGCAACGTTTTAATTATAACTCATCTAAAAATAAAAGAAAAAAGTCATGACAATTGCACAAGCACTAAAAGAAAAGAACAAAAAAGTCTCTAAAATTCAAAAATTGTGGAGCCGTATTTCGCAACATAACTCATCAATTGAGGGTGCAGAAAAGCCATACGATCTTGAGGCTACTTGGGAAGAATATAATGCAGAGGTTACTTCTCTAATTGAGCTAAAGACCAAGATTCATACTGCTTCTGCTCCAGTAAGAGACCAAATCTTTACTCTTTCTGAATTAAAGACTAAAGTCAATAACGTTCGTAGTTTAAACACGACAAACGGGCGTTATCGTGACAGATATGCTGACGATTCAGTAGAAATGGAAGCTCACTTTGATATTAAGTGGAAAGATTCGCAAATGGATCTAATCGAAGGTCAATTGGATGCAATCCAAGAAAAATTGGATCATTTTAATAATACTACCCAGATCTAATATGGGCGTCTGACACTAGAAGTATTATCTGTAGCATAATATCAGACTGGCACGTCTATACAAATTCTGACAGAATGATGCACGATTAAGATAGCGATTTTCTCAAAATTCAAGACACAAGAGTTCAAAAAGCAAACCTCACTCGTTCAAAATTCAATTTAATTATTCTACTTATCTTACGGCTTTTGAAGGATGCCCACCATATAAAAAAAGGACCAAATTGGTCCTTTTTTATTTTATTTTTGAAAGTACTTTTCTATACGCTTGCTCAACCTTACTCTAGGATCCAGTTCGGTCCTCCCTAACTCTTCGTATTTTAAGATAAAACCAAAACTTAAAAATATTCTGCGTGATTTAAAAGGATCAGTCCAGTGTTTGTAAAGAGATGCTTCAAAGCAGTATAGATCAGTCTCCTGAATTAGCACATTATTTTTATCAATATGCATCGTATAATCTTCTGAGTGTACGCTTAGATTACACTTATAATTGATACAACCTTCGACTGAAGCGTCATAGTGCGGAGCAATCCGCCCGCCGCGATTCATGTCTACTGCCTGTAGAAAGATATGATCTTTTGAAATCTTTAAAGTTTCTGCAATTCTATCAATTAGCTTAAGAATGATCACTGGGACAGGCTCATTCTTGACTGCCGAAATCGATTGAAATTTTGTAATATAATTAGTATAGCTAGTGTCTGCAATATCAAAAATAATGGATTTTCCATTTATGGCTTTAGCCAACTCACTAAGGTGATGATTCGGCGAACCTGACTCAATAGTTAAACTATCGACCCAAGCCTTTATTTCTTCAGTTTCGCTTCGACTGACAAATCCTTTGAGTAACTTATAATCCTGGACCAAAGCTTTTTATTTTCTTTAAGTTATGTTTAGCTAAAAACTCAGACGGCACTGCCTCTTCAATAATGGTATACTTTTGAGACTCCAGCATTTTTTGATACATTGCTTCGTTTACATTAATAAAACAGAACCAATGCGTTGCTGGTAATTCTCCAGTTGAGGAAAGAGGTATTTTTAAATGGTCTAATACAACTTCAGGATCCTTTTTCTTTTTTAATTCAAGTAATCTCTCAGCCAATTCGTATTTTGGTAAAACGTCAGCTGATCTTTTGCGAGCGTCGGTGATGTTTGCGTCTTCGCATAGTATACACAATCTCATATAATTAAATTTTTTTTAGAAACGAGTGATTGAAAAGATCGGAACGTCCTCGGCTTCCGCGATAATTAAGTCTTTAACAAAGGTCAAATAATATGGGGCGACAGCTCCGCCATTGTCAGTGTCCATTTTAAATAGCCCAATGCTCGAATTATCTTCAGGATCTGACCATACTGCGTCTACATATACGACGCCATTATGCTCAACTGCTCCAAGTACTATATCGATTGACTGAATATTTGGTTCGCTTGGTGAAGGCAACAGTACATTACTATAGGTAAACTCGCCAGTCTCAATATTGAATGGGCCAGTAATAAATTGTGGTAGCACATTATCCATTGCAATTGCCCAGGTAGCTCCTTCATACAGGAATAGGTTCCTAAGTAAGTATCCAGTCTCCTCTGGGTCCACTTCTGAAACTACAGTTGCCGTTGCTTCTGGTAAAAGAGGATCAAGCTCAATTCGAATAATACTACTAATCGCTTTTTTAAAGAAGTTATCCAAGTAGATAAAGTTTCCTTCCCCTTCATAATAGAGAGAAGAGGCGCCTTTTGCAGCATAGTCTGAAATATCGTTCTCGATAAATTCAAGTTCTCTTGTAGTACGATCAATCCTTACAAAGGAAACCTCACCTTCCCA